TAGATGTTTCTAATAAAACTTCAGGAGTATATCCTACAGAAGAAGGAACGTTAACAAATATTTCGTTGTACTGTTGCCCTTTATAATTCTTATCGTTAGTTACATCGATATTTCCAATGTATTTTATAACTTGACTATATTCAGAACCAGCTTGAGTAGAATCATCTAGCTCTATCATTCTAGAATATCCTGTTGAAACTTCTTGTGAAGTTGCAGTTCTTACTCTTATTGCATTAATATGATATAGGTATTTAAAGAATATTTTTTCAGCGTCACTTTGAAATAAAACATCGTCAAAATCATCATTAACCTCTGGGTTAAGAAGCAAATTCTCTAAATTAAGAGCATAGCTTTGAAAAGTTTGTGCAAAATGCACATTTCCGTTACCATCATGTGCTATATCGCTATATGGATCCGCACCTTCTCCGCCGCCAGCTTCATATAAATTTGTATATTTGATATAATTAGGGCCAGAGTGAGGGTCGTTATCATCGCTTAATGCAAAATCAGCATATACCGGCAAGTCTAGTAATGCAAATTTAGAAAATTCAAAATTGATATCGGGATTATAGTACGCACGTGTCAGATCCCTTGCTGCATTAGCAAACGCATACATCGTACCTCCTTGTTCCTGTGGAATCCTTATTAGTGGTGTAGCCATCTAATTAATTGTTTTTATTTTAATTAAGATATCGTTGCTCCGTTAGAACCAACAATATACCATTTACCGCTCATATCTCCTATAAAACTAATAGATCCGTTCATTGCAACGTCTATTGTAGAGTTTGCGTCGTATCCATTAAGATTACCGTTGCTTGCATCTATAGAGAATTCAGCAGTGCCGATAACAGTTAAAGTCTGTCCAGGATTAGAAGGTCCTAATAAAATAGGGGTTTGTGCATCATTATATAGATATGCTCCTTTTACTGGAATCCCAGTTGGAAAATTAACAGTGTCCATTATAGATACTTGTTGTCCTTTCTCAAAAATAACATTTTCTTTAAATGTCGATTCAACTCCAGATGTTAACGCAGATCCATCTACAGTAAATGTAGCTAAACTTCCGTTATTAACAAAAAGTTGACCTGCTGAAACTGAACTCGATAAGGTTAGTGTTTCTTGTGTCGTGTCTAGGACATTTTCAATTGTACCTAATTCTTCATTAATGTTATCAAAGTTGTTATTGATAGTAAGTCTTGAAGAAGAAAGACTGTGTGTCCCTAAAATTGTAGTAATACTTGCCATTTTATTTAATTGTTAAGATGTTTTTTCTTGTTATATTTTTATTTCCATTCAAATCAGTTAATTCCAGCTCTAAACTATACTCTCCTTTCGTATCGAATAAGTATGTCAGCCACTGATTATCATAATATATATCTTCTTTTTTTACACTATTATTTATCAATCTCCATTTCTGCTCTATGACACCTGGCATTTTAGTTAAATCATAAGAAAATGTTACATGATTTAATAAACTTATAGTGTCATGATCGTCAATAATATATGTGTCGTTAAAGTTAGGATTATACGCTTGATATTTAACAAAGCTGCTAGGATCTATTGTTCCTGTTGTTGTCGTAGCGTTGTGGAAATCATAACTTTCGTTTGGTTGTTTAGAAACTACCAGCATATATGTACATTCATCAACTCCTTCAATACCTGTTGAAACATTTCCGTCTGAATCAAAATAAATCGGATTCCAATTAAATTTGGTAAAGATAGGATATTGATTAGGATTTAAATTATTAATTTCCTGTTGTAAATTGTTCCAAGCAGATAAATCCTGTGGATTTACAGGATATGTTGCAGTTGGTGTATATGATTCCATTATTTCTAGACCAGTGAATGTATCTATTTGGGAAACTGTTATAGTTCCGTTTGCATCTCCGTTTAACTCTAATTTAAATGAAGAATTTAAATCAGCACCTATTCTAGTCTGATTCCATGAGGTAGTTGGTCCGTCGTTCCATACCTGTTTTCTTAAAGATTTCCATTGATATGCGCCAGTTGTTTCAGCAAACCCAGTAGGACTATTTGAATCTTCATATCTTCTGCTTATTGAAAATTCTTTACCGTCTTCGTCACTATTTAAATAATTAGCTCTATCTAAAGTTAGGTAATATGTACCTATGTTTTCTTCAACAGTGTTTAGGTTTTCTCTGCCCCATTCCCATGAAGAACCAGCTTCTTCCCAATTATACTTATAGTTTGCCCAATCTAATTCTTTAGTAAGCTTTTGATAAAGACCATATACTTGTATATTCTTCGATTTAACATTTATCTTTTTATTATGACTAATGCTTCTAACATTATATAAATCCCAAAATGCAACATCTATTGCGTATTCTCCCGTATATGGTAATATTAAGGGAAGAGTATACCAGTCGTCAACGGATCCTCTAATAGTTTTATAGTAACCTCTAGGGCCTTTAATTATCCATTCAATTTCATATACACTTCTTTTCCACCAATCATCCCATGTTAAGAAAGTGTCCTGGGTTGGATTTATTCCACCTGTTTGAAGATTTAAATCATTCTCACTATCATCGGCTATCGTACCGTTTGCATTATAAATTGGATATGCAATATCGTCATCGGTATCATTTGCGTCAATAAACGTAAACTCGGCATCATCCCATGTATCTTTAAGAGAAGTCCCTGTTAAAACAATAGGAGCTCCTATCGGTATACCCTCAATAGTATTATAAGAAGACATGTCCTCATCATACCATTCTGTATAAAAATTTCGTATAGATTCTTCTAATTCGTTTCTCTCCGTCTTACTAAATACTTCTATTTTTTGATTAATTCCTTCTAACCTATAATCTACTTTTCTTAAATCTTCTATATAAATAGTTTTAACATCAGGTAAAACATCGTAATGTACGTCTTGTCCGGATTGTTGTGTTTTAATCTGTTGTTGATTATTCCATACTCTTTGATTAACGCCATCGAAGTAATCTCCTTCCGCTGTAATGTCTACGATTTTTGCATTAAGGGGTAAATACTCTCTCTGTAATTTACGCTTTAAAGCATATAACTTAATTAATATTTCATCGGGCGAGAAATCTGTAATTTCTTCGACTTCCGGTAAATCAAATTCATTTAACCTTCCAGTAGGAACATTTAGTCTATATGCTAATGAAAATCTAAAAGTTTTCTTTTGGTTAGAGTTAGGAAGATTAGTATTTCTACTTTTCTTAGCTAAAAAACCAACCTCAGTTTGGTTAGCAACAGGAACAACAATCATCTTACCGAATCCCTCTGCACTTTCATTTATATTTAACCAATATTCTCTAAGGCTTACATTATTATATCCATAAAAATCAATAACATTTAGTAGAGCCTTATATGTACCGATAAATGGCTTTATAGTAGAAGCCTGTAATAAAAGTTCTTTTCTTTTTCTATTTAAAACTTTATAATCTACACCAAGATCTTTAATATCAGATTCTCTAAAAATAAGATAATCCATTTCATCTAAGTTAAGAGCCATATTAGTCAAAAGATCTTTTAATCTTTCGTCTTCTGCAACAACTTCACCATATATTTTTAAAGAGGCTACTTTAGTATCAATGCCATTGGTGTGCGCATATATTTCAAGTGTTCTAATATGAAAACCTTCTACACTAGAACTTAAAGCGACATTTGCAATACAAGCAGTGGGCTGTAACATGTCAGCTGTTGGTGAAACTATTTTAAAATTTTCGGAATCTAACCCACTATAAAGTGTATTAGGTTTCATTTCACTTAATTGAGTTTCATCTACAATTACTTCAAGATCTCCCTTTATCATCTTGCCACTATACAAGAAAATGTCTTCACTTTCTCCATATTCTGAAGTAAATTTAAATTTCAAAGAAGTGTTGTTAGCGTCTGTCGATATTGGGTGTACAAACCTAGGGTTATCTAAATTGTCTCTTACCTCTTCTAATACATATATGTTAAGAGTTTCATAAAGACCTGTAGATACCTCTGGTAAAAACGCAGTTCCTTCTGAATATCCCAGTTCACTGTTGTATTCTAAATTTAATTCGTTAGAATTATTATCAAAGAATCTAAGATTTTGATATGACATTATTACCTAATTTTTTTATCTTCCTTTTTCATCGTATATGATTTGTAAATTTTTAAGTAATTTACAGAATCAACCCAATCAGCAAGTATTTCTTGAATGAAATTAACAAAGTCATTCATTTGATTATTTCTCCAAATATGGTTAGATATAGAATTTTTAAGAATGTTACTTCTATATTCATTACCTAAATTCTTTCTATCGTCAAATGCAGTTTCTCTAATAGAGTATAATCTTTTTCTTCTGCTTTTAAATAATTTATCAAAAATACTCATTATATTGATTTTCTATTTTTTGCTTGAACTTTTGCAAATATAGTATTCTTCACGGCAGGTTCGTCAAAATAAATTGACATTGCAGCCTTTTCTCCGGTCTTAACTTCGTCTTTCACAATTAAATTTTTACTGTCTAACCATCCTCCTCTGAATAAGGCAACCTCTTCTTTTTCAAGAATGATATCGCCAAATGAATCTAGGTTTATTACGTTTTCAGGAAGAGCTGCACCAGGTTCAAAATTAACCTGTTTTGTAGTTACGTTTCTTTTAAAGAAAACCATCTTTTGTTTACCATTTCCTATTTCAGTTAATACTGGAGTTGAAGGAGTTACAGTCACTGTTTCAGATATGTAATACCCTAACCTTCTTGCTGTTTCTTCTTTTTCAGAAGTAAACTTAACATTAACTGAATCTATTCCATCAATATTTTCAACTATTGCAACAATATCAGATTTAGGTAATCTATCTCTTCTAGTAATATTTATTAAATATTCTGCAACCTTTGATCTAATTTCAGTAGCAAGATTAGCTTTAGTGTATCCTTCAAAATATCTTACCTTGATATCCATTCTAAAATATTGTGGTTTCGGATCTACTATTTTTATTTCTGTAGTTACCATTTGCCTTCCTGATTTTTCTAATAAACCTCTAATACCTTCTTTTTCGATTTCTGTAAAAAAGAATTCAGAAGTATCTAAATTAAAATAATCCTTATTATTTTGTAACTTTTTTAAAGTATTAGGCAACATGAACAGATAGATAACATTATCATCGTCTAAATATCCATCATCTGTAGTGTTATATGCATCTAAATAAGAAAACATACCATATCTTGAAAGAAAGTGCTCATAGTTATCAGGAGTTGCTAATACAAATGAATGTGACTGTAATGGGGCAATTAACTTTGTTAATTCAATATCTTCTGGATTTGCTCCCATTTTAGGTGCAACTGTAAATTCAGATTCTAATAATTCATTTAGATCATGCGTATTTCCTAGTGAATCCGTTCCTTCAGTTTTAAATTCAAAAGATAAATCAGCTCTACCGTTTAAATTACCCATGGCTCCTTCTATTTTTAAATACTCTACTTCTATCGTAGATCCTGAATCAGGGATTTCACCAAAGGATCCATTTCCAAAATAAATATCTAAACCACCCGTAATACCTGTTTTGACAAGATATCCCTGGGTTCCTTTTTTCATATCATATAGAGAGTCATATTTAGTCCAAAGGCTTGAATTTATTTTTATTCTAACCTGAGAATGATCTACCATGCTTTTTGTTATAACATTAAAAGATTGAAAGGCTTCTCCGGTAGATGTTAAATTCTGAGACTCATATTCACCCTGCACCACTGGAACAAATATGTAATTAGAATTTGATTTTTCTAATCTAAATTGATCGTTACTAGTTCTTAGAGTATATCTAAGACCGTTATCTTTACATTCTATAATAGCATTGGCAGGAATGTTTAAAGCGTCTCCTGCAATATCTTCTAAACCTGAAACACCTAATCTTAATTTTAATTCACCTGAAGCGGCAGCTCCTCTAAATGAATCATGACCAGCTAGCCTAGATAAACCATATATCGATTCTGGATTTTGTGCTGTTAAAATATTCTGTTCAACTGTTGCGTCTTCTATGTAGAAGAATATCAATCTACCTATTTGCGAAATAACATCAAGTAGTTGTGAAAAGGGTGAAGCTGTTGTAAAAGCTCCTTCTACCTCTCCGTATACCCTAGTAACATAGGATCTTACGTCGTCGATCATTTCTCCAACTTTAATTCTAGATGTTGATAAAAAATTATTATCTGCCATTTTTATTTTATTAGTTTTATTATACGTAAACTCCTAATTGATATCTATTATCAATTCGTATGTCTACAAACACTGCATGCCTATCAACTTCTTTCGTGAAATCAACATCAACAGTTACATTAAATTTTCTAGCCAAAGGCGCATATTTATAAATTTGTTCAGCAACTACCTTTTTTAATAAATAGTCATTATAACTTAAAGAATAAACATAATCTTCTAGATTTGCGCCAAATTCGGGATCTCCTAATACATCACCTCTTCTTGTAAAAAGAATAGTTTCTATCTGTGTCATTAACCTAGCTAATTCAGAACTAATTTCTAATTTGCTTGGATCGAATCCAGGATCTCCTTTTGCTTTTATATAAAACTCCATTTAACTATATATTCTATTAAGAATGCATCATCCAATCGGTGCCTTCATCTGTTTTTATTTCTTCAATCAATGCTTCCAGTTCTCCTTCACCTAAACCTTGAATTGCGTCTGCATTGACTTCAATATTTCCAGGTAAAGCAAAACCAAATATACTTAACTTTTGTCCTAATGAAATTTTAATCTTTGCAGCACAATATCTAAAGAATGCTTCATCTTCAAATAATGCACACTCTGGAATTGTTTCATATACTTCTAATATAATATCTCTGTTAGGGGTTTCTCCAGTAAATTTAATCTCATGTGTTAGTTGGTTATAGTGATAGCCAATGGGGTTTTCTAGAATTTGTCTAGCCATATCAAAGAAACTTTCATTAACCACGTAATATTGAAGGTTCTCTGCTGCATCTACTACACCATCTCCGCCAAACATTCCAGTGTACATCATTCTTTCGATAGCAAAATCACCTTGTGAAAATCTAATATCTGTTCCACCTGCATACTTTGATCCAGTTTCAAAACATCCATATACTGAATAAACTTCTCCACCACCCGTAACTGGATCCATCTTTGGAAGAGTAAAAGATCTTTTATTTTTAAAATAAGTAGAATTAAAAATTTCTTTTGGTAAAACCATAAAGTTTTCTTTCATCGAATACTCATAATTCTTATAGAACCACTTCTTTGCTCTTTTAACAATATTCTGAACTTCTGATTTTGGAAGATTCATAGGAATCATACAAGATCCTGTTACTTCAGATGCTAATTCATTTACAAAATTATTAAAACACTCCGTGTCCCATGAAGGTGGAGTTGTTAAGTTAGACTGATTTCCTATTATATTATCACTCATTTTGTTTTATTTATTTTTAAACTTCTGTATAAAGTATTTTTTCAGTATTGTCAAACCTTGCGGTTCTTTTATCATATTTACCATCTCTAAATATACCACCTTGCATCGTCCCTTTCATTATTCCATTTCCATATATGTAACAGTCTTTTAATACACATGACTGATGAACATAAGAACTTTCTAATTTAGAGGAATTAATTTGAGTAGATTGATAAAAATTACAAGTGTGTATATCGGATCCATTTATATCACATCCGAAGAAATCGCAATTTGTAAATTCTCCTCTCAAAGAACATCTTACAAATTCATATCCTTCTAATTCTACACAATATGATAAGTTACCGTGATCAACTTGAATTGTACCATTATCGGCATCATAGTTAATATGTCCTTTTGTTAATTCACCATGAGTAAATAACCTAAGAACTCTTTCCCTAATATTAGGCCAGTGTAAATCTATTATCTTTTCATTGTCATTTAAATCAACCGTTAATTTAACATCTTGATTCCAACCTGTATTAATAGTTTTCCAATCTTTTCTAGCCTTTATAATTCTTTCATTCTTAGCAAGAATTTTTCTAAGTTCTATAGAATTAAGATTATTAAATTGAACTCCACTTGTACTATTCCACAATTGAGTTATGAAAAGATCTAGCATTTGTAGAATCTTAGAAGTTTTCTTTTCCCAATCTTCTCCACCGAGATATCTAAATTCTAAATAATTCTTATGTCTTTTTTCAAAGTTAATTCCATAATATTTAGAATCAGGATATATGAAATTACTAGGAGTAATATTTAATCCATCGTAGAAATAAGTATCTGACTTGGGTAGAACGAATTTGATTGATTTTGCGTATGCAGAATCCTTTCTTTCAGGAAAAAACTTAAAGACTTGACTTTCTTTAAAATCTAAAATAAATTTAAGAACATTCATCTTAGATATTCTATGCTTATTTTCTATTTTATCAGTATCGAAAGAAAGGTTTAAGTGAATAGAACTTCTATCATTTGTATATCCATTTTCTTCTATCCATTTACATACTTTAATAATCATCATCCTTGCAGCATAATATGGCTGTGCACCAGTTACAAGTTCCATTAGTTTTTCACCACCTGACATATCAGGTTCAATTTTAAACTCATCTCTTGTAACTTCAAAATCACTATGTGCCTTTGCTTCTACTCTAATCTTTTTACCTAAAAGACCCGCTAATTCCTTAGCAGTCGTATCGATATCCTTATTAGAATAAAATTCAAATTCAACGCCTACTAGTGCATTCTTTAATATGTCTGAATTATTAATATTATTCATTTACGTAATTATATAACTTAAGTTGGTTTATATATCTCTGTTAGATACACTATAACGTGAAAAAGCCCGAGTGATCGGGCTCTTTCAACTAAATTATAGATTTGATTATAGTTTAAGGAATACTTTTCTAGTATCTTCTTCAACTCTGATCACTTGAACAGTAATATCTGCACCTTTAGAAATATCTTTAATATCTATATTATCAGGAAACTCGGATATGTGTAATAATCCAACTACACCTTCTTCTATTTCTACAAATAAACCATAGTCTTTAGTAGATTTTACAACACCAACTACCTCAGTTTTTTTATTGTATCTTGAAGAAATACCTTCCCATGGATCTACTTTCTTTTCCGCTGGAGAACCCTGTACTAACGTTATTTTTCTTTCATTAATAACTTCTTTAACATAGAATTTTATTTCAGTACCTGGCTCTAAAGACCTGTCTCTGTGTGCTTTTGAAGTTTCAGTATCTAGGTCGTTAACGTGAATCATTCCAGTTAAGCATCCTTCAAATTCAACAAATACTCCATATTTCGCAGAGCCAGTAACGTGGCCTATTCTTTCTACTGTAATATCTTCTTGAATATTTTTAATAGTGTTGGGGATAAGTGCTCTTAAATAAGCTCTATGAGAAACAACGACTGTTCCTTTTTCTTCAGAATAACTAACAGGAACTACATACATTTCTGTATTAATAATAGACTCAAAGTTATGTAATTTATTTACGCCAGCTAAAGAACCCGGCATAAAGCAATCAACACCTTGAACCTCTACAATATATCCTCCACCTGGAATCATTTTACTAACAATACCGCTATACGCTGTATTTCCATCATCTATTGAAGCTACAATCTCTTTAACAACCTTTGTCTTAAGACCTGCCGCTACGGAACCTATCATGTATTTTTTAACATTCATTGACGTGTCAGCTATTAACTGAACATCAACTTCAACTCCTTCTTTTAAAAGTTCTTTTACTTCTGGAGTTTCTCTTGATAAATCTACGTAAATCAATTCTCTATAGCCTACGTCGATTGAAGCCCACTCGGTGTCTATTCCATATACCTTTCCAGTGTAGCTTTCACCGATATTAAGAGAATATAGAGTGTTAGATGCCAGTGAATGTCCTTCCATTAAGTCAAATAACTCCTGGGCATACGGCTCCCTACTGTATACCTTTACACCTTTAGGTACTTTAATATGTGGATTTGGTTTTCTAAACTTAGTAGGACAATCCGCCTGGTAAAGATCCCACATGAATTCTCCATTTTCATCTAGAAAATCTGTGTCTGGGCCAGGTTTAACTTTTTCGGGATTTGTTGATTTTAAAGAAGTTTCTACTTTAACTTCTGTTTCTTGATTAGCTTCTACAAGCTTTGTCGTGGTAGAGAGTCTTGGTCTCTTTTGTTTTTGAGTTGTCTTTGTTGACATTTACTTTGTTTTTAAAAGGGTTAATGTATGTTTTACTAGTTATATATCAAATTACGGTGGCGTCAAATCCTATCATTGGAATATATGGAACAGTTCCTGCAGGAATACCTCCAAGATAAATAAATTTCATTTCACTAAGATGAGTAAAATAAGAATATGCAAGTGCCTTTGCGACAGCTGATGCAGCTCCAGCTTTATCTAATCCGAAATCTTTACCTGAATTAAGAGCTCTTCTTAAATTATCTGCTAATTTCTTTTGATTTCCATAGCTAACACCTATATACTTTCCTCCCAGTGGAGGAACTGATGAACATGGAGGTGTTGGTGCAGATGTTGCGAAAGGCTGTATCGCAGTATCTTTCCAATATTTTAATGTTGCTTTTGCAAGCTCTTTATATGGATCGTCCTTGCTACCGCCTTCCGCTAGCATTGCAGCTTCTAATCCTAATTCAACTATTAATGTATTTCTAATTTGCTTTGCTAAAGTTCCCGTTTTAGACATATCTATATTCACAATAGAACCTGTATCTTCGTCTGCTTCCGTTAGCGGACATCCTTGCCATTTTTTTCTTAATTCATTATTAATAAAATCAGGTTTAATTTTATCCTTTCTTTGACCATAGTGTTCTGTTCCGTTCCATGTGAATTCTGAAATAACATTGGTAGTTAGTACGGGAGGCATTTTATTGTTTTCGTCAAAAGGCTCTTGTATTTTTAAATTAGTAAGTTTAAAAGGATATCTAACCTTCATTTTTTCAGAAGGATCCATTTCTTCATAATTTTCTGGAAGCTCTGTGTCAAATGGCCATGGATATTTAATAGGCTGTGAAGCTTCCATTTTTATAGCCCTTTCATGCCACACTGTTGTTACGCTACCTACTCCATTTTTATTAGTTGCAACCACAGCATCTTCATCTAGGGGGTGTGATTTTAAGATTTCTTCTCTAACGTACATAGATACTAACTTATGAAACTCGCCTCCCTTGTCGTTTGCATTATAAACTTCACCAACATCTTTTACAAAACTATCCCAACTCCAATCTAGGCTCTTTAATTTTTGAATGGCTGATTGCCTATTAGCCTTTCTTTGATTAATAACATTATTACCAAACCCACCCGTACTTCCATTAGAGTTTGAAACATGTTTATTTCTTCTAAATCTATCGAGCCATTCCCAAAAGGCATATCTTTTATCTTTATCTGTAATATCTTCAAATTGCATTAATAGTCTCGTTGCAAAAATCCTAGCTAATTCATCTCCAGTTTCTTCACCATCTAAGCGGTGAAATTCAAAATACTTAAATCTATATAAGTTTTCCTCGCTATCGTCTTTAAACTCCTCTAAATACTTATCGAGTTCTTCAGTGGGTTGATATTGAATTCCTCCTCCAATATCTCCTTCTAATTTATTATATTCTGGATCATTATCTTTTCCAGCAATATTTAATCTAGATCCTGCTCCGGCTGCACTTGCAAGCCATGTTGCAATTCCTATTTTCTTTTCTTCTGTATCTGGTGTTTCCATGACAGGTTCTCCTTTTTCAAAAAGGTCAGTAAACCATTGCTCATAGCTTGAGATAAATGTAGATTCTCCAGGGGAATTCTCATGAATTGCAGTTCCAGGAACACATGTAGAAAGTCCCTTAACAGCTGCAACATATTCATTTGCTAATTTATTGCCGAAATCGCCTGCACTATTAGGATCTTCATTGAGAAGTATTGCAGTTACGTTTGTTATAAATAGTGGCCAAAGTGCAGTCATTCTTATTTATTTTCCTGTTGATAGTCTGGATGCTTACTCTTTAAAGATGCAACACCAGATGGAGTAGGTGGCAATGAAACCGCAGTTCCAGATGGACCAACACCAGTTGGATGAATGTGGTTTTCAAAAAGAGTTAAATACTCATCTAACCATGCTTCTAATGATTTACCTCTTACGGCAGGTTCTGAAGTATCTTCTCCACTTTCACCAGTATTACTTAAATATACGTCTCCTGAATCTATGAATATTCTATCGTCCGTAGAAATTTTAATATCACCTACTTCGTCGATTTGAATTATAGGTCTTTCTTTTGCGCCAAATCCTCTAGTAATTACAAGACCATCTTCTTCTGAGTGATAAATTCTTACGTTTCTTTCAGCATCATACACTAAGCTGATTACGTTTTCAGCATTACCCGCTCCATCTAATATATCTTCTTTAAGATCAAGATTTTGTTCTATTTGAAACCAATATTCAGGATGATATAAATTTCCATTATCAAATCTAGCTGCAACTATATCTCCTATTCTTGGAACATGATGTGAACCTATTGCATCTCTATTCATAGGAGTTGCCCATGGAATAGCATCATCTGGTAAATTATCATATTTACCTAGGACCTTAACCTTACATCTACCCATTTTAAGAGGATCGACATTATCGATAACTTCTCCTAACCAATGAGTGTCTCTGAGATTATCAGTATTTAATTCTTTTTCGGTTGACATATATTAATCGTTTACATTACCAAGGGATTCTGCGGCTGCCTTTGTTAAAGCGTCTCCTACACTTGCAGATGTATCTACATTAAATACGTTTTCAGCAATATTGGCTCCTATATTATCTACTCCATCTGAAACTCCACTTAGAGCATCTTGATATATGTTCTCGAAATTAGGGACTCTACCTCTTACCGCATCTCTTGCACCTTGTACTAATTCATCTTTCTTTTCTCTTGCTAATCTATTAAGATCATCTAATCCTCTTTCACCTAATTCTTTAAGTTTTCCTTTAAGTTTATCTCCAAGAAGGCCAAGTATTCCATCTGCTTTATAATCTTCAGAATCATGGGCAGGTGATAATCCACCCGGAATAGTGTCTGATACAATTCCATTTAAAACCCTAGCGTCCATCTTGTCTATAATTTCATACGACATTTCAATAGTCTGTCGAGCTTGTTCACCTGGATTTTTGGTAAGTTCTCCAAATATTTCTGAACCAGTATTTAAAGAAAATTCACATTCTCCAAATCTAAACATAAAGAAAGGTCTGCTAGCACTTCCCGAAATTCCTTCATTACCATTATTAACACCTAAACTTGGTTTCATATTTCCAGGAAAACCTTTAATAGCAGCTAAGTCTATTCTTTTAGGAACTCCAGATAATTCTATTCTAGATATGTTCTGAAATTTTCTAACTTCAGTAATATAAACTACCATTGAAAACTTTCTTAAATTCTCAGGTAATATCCAATTCCATTTAACCTCATCGAATACTGCCTTTCTATAAAGGTGCATAAGACCAGAAACTCTAAGGTTAATAGATTCTAAACAGCTCAATGTTAACTTTGCATCATCTCCTCCAAAATATGGATTATTAGGATCGAATGCTGTAATCGCTCTATCAACTCCCTGTAATCCTTGAAAGAACCATGGAGTATTTCTATTTATATCTAATAATGCTTTTTTAAATTTAACAAGATTTGATAATCTATCTTCATAAAATTTAACTGTTCCAGAATTACCACCTGAACTAAGTCCGCCCATCTTATTTTTATCAGATTCAGATTTATGAGATCCATCCATTTTAGAAGAATCAGTCTCTTCCCTGTAACTAGCTCCTAAATGATTCATATAAAATTCTTCTGCAGCACCTGACAAAAGAGGAGAATTAGTGTGATCTGACACGTTAAATAATATAACGAATGAAAGATACGTAGGATCCTGATAAGGAGACTGGGCTAATTTACCTTTTTGAAAATCTAATTTGTTTTTGAAATCTGACATATAGTATATATTCTTATTAGTTTAGTGCTATCCTTCTAGATTATTAATTCTACTAGGCCACTCTCTTCTTAGCATAGTTAACTTTTGAATAATACCAGTATTTTGCTTATAGATATATTTAATTCCTCCTATTACATAGTAACCCGTTAAGAATTCATCTTTAACTTGATCTACGTTTAATTCATTTACATTTTCAGCTTCTACGTCCTGATCTGTATCAAATCCTTTATCATCTTTAGCTTCATTTATACCCTGCTGTGAAGTAATTTGTGTAAAACCTGATTTCATAATCTGAACAGGTATTTTCTGCCATAAATGTATTCCCGGATTAAACGTTTTTAAAGTTACCTCTAGTTTCATTTTATTCATTTCATCTAGATTTTGCTGATTGCTTATAGCAGAATATGAATAATTTAAATGAACATTCGGCATATCGTCGGATTGAATAGGAAGCCTTCCAACATACTTTGATTTTACCTCTTTAGTATATCTGTCTTCATCTCTTCTGCCCTTTAGAGGTTCATCTATATCCTTCATGTTTTCACTTGCAAGAGGTTCCAGCTCATGGGCAACTACACCCACTGAATCATTTTCCCAATATATCATTTTCCTTTTATAGCCGTTTTTCTTAGCTAAAGCACCTGCATTGTTAACAAGGTTATAGCTTTCTATAAACGTGTTAGTTGAATTCATTGAAGATGCGTTCGTTAATATATTAGGGGATTCTATTTTATTAGAAGTTTGTTCTTCTCCGTCTTCGTCAAAGTCTATGTCCATGTTGATGAAAGTTTCATCTAAGCCTTCTTCTGAATTTAATAGTGCATTAACGTCAACAAAACATAAATTATAGTAAGGATCTATACAATATGTTTGAAAACTATCTTCACCTATATATGAGTGTTCTACTAAATTATTTAAAAATTCTAAGTTAGGCTGACATGCGTTAAGAGCTTTCATAGAATCGTCGGATGAATCTATATTTGTAGCTAATCCTAATTTTAAATTTTTAGCAAACTCTTCAATCTGTTCTCTAGAAGTACCTTCATAGGATGCACATCCTTCAGAATGCATTGTCGGTATTTTCATAGTTCCTTGAAAAACATATTTAGCTCCATTTGTTGCTCTTTTCAAATCATTAGCAGGAGGACCTGATATTTCGTCTATATCAAAATCTATTCTAATATCTTTAAAAGTATCTTGCTGTCTGGCGGCTATTCTTACTGAGATAACATCTCCGTCCCTTGGGGTATTATCAGCATCAAACGTACCTTGCGTATCCGTGATAACTACACTTATTGTTGGAATTCTTACACTACAGTCGATTTCCATTTTCTTAATAGATTCGTCTGAAAATGAATTACCATTAACAACTATCATCGGTACGGGACCGCCATACTCGTGGCTTATCTTCTGTGCACCCTCTTCTTCTTCATGTGAATCAAACTTTATTACGTCTAATTCTAAAGAGTGCTCTAATACATTTAAAATGTGATTATCTATTGGCATCCTTTTTAAATTCTAATTTCTCCGTTAGTAACTTCAATATTCTCTTTACCTGATTGTAAAATATTAGGTGGTAGAATTTCTTTATTATATTTCTTACTTAAATACTCTATTCTATTAGCGTCTTTAACCGGTAATCTTTTAGTATTTATAAACTGATCTCTTATTGGATTTTTATAATTCTTATTAAGAGTAAGTTTAAATTTCTTTTTAGCTATGTCTCTTTTAGGAATAAAAAGAACATCTCCTTCTTTTATAGAAAATGGATTTGAAATACCATTAAATTTTAAAATAGCATCAGCGTGATCATGGGTACCATATTCATTTAATGAAACTAAATCAATTCTACATGTTTCGTCACTTTCCACAATATGTATACCCTGTACTGAACTCTCTTCTTGTTCTAGAAAAATAAAAGTAGGAGTTGACATTGTTAATTTGCCATCCGCAATTTGCTTTTTATCTACACTATATAGTTTCATTATCCGTTAGCTATTTTTCTAAATTCAGAGTTAAGCGCCTTTCTCTTATCTTTACCACCATACGCAGTTTCTATATACGTTTGATTAACGTCAACTCCATCTTCAGGTTGTAAATAGAATCTACCCCTACCCATGTTAAACATAGACTCAATATCCAGTTTATCTCTAGCTCTACCTGGTTTAAGAGTTATTTCTACTGTCATTCTTTCAGGAAAATCCTGTACACCCATACCTCCTTCAAATGTAACGTTAGTTTCTCTACATGTTAAATTACCGACAAGCATTATAGGATTTAAAGGATTACCAACTGTGAGGTGCCATGCACCTGTAGGGTCTCCTGTTAATAAAGAAGCCGCACCTTGTCCTCCTGATGGAGAATTAAACATTTTCATTAAAGTACCTCCTAATATATTATTTAAAAATTTAGAATCTTTTCCGTTAGCTAATCCCTTTACGTCATTAACAACTCCCTTAAACATGTCTCCTAAACCAGACGCAACACTTTTAATAAATCCACTATAGTTACCCGATTTAATTAAACTAAGATCACCTAGGGGTTTACCAGCAGATCCGTTTCCAACGTATCTTACAGATCCTCCCCAGAAAGGAGCCTGACTGGAAGTTAGTACCATTATATTTGCAAGCTGATCTAGCATTAATATTTTAGGGTTTGCACCACCAAAGGATCTTAATTCATATTCAAATTTAAGCTTAAATTCTTGATTAAACGTTAAACCCTGATCTCTAAAAGAAACATCTTTAATAACGTTAACAGGTCCAAATACATGGTTTGGGTATGTAGTTGACATGGCATCATATCCACCTCCTCCGTTTTTTCTTCTCTGGGCCGTTATACCGTCTACTCCACCTGCTGCGTTTGCCGCTGCAGTACCAATTACACTAGAATCTAGGAATTGTCCAAATGCACCTCTTCTGCTTGAATTGTTAGATTGCTTTGTCTGCATTGATGCAGATTCATCTTTCCAATTATATCCATGTGACCAATTAAGGATTGAGGACATACTGTTACCAGTTACTTCACTCATCCACGTTACGGCTCTGGCAATATCGGGCTGATCTGTTTCACGCACTTTACCATCTTTATCAATATCCATCGGCGTAATAATATCATCTTGAACTGGATATGGAAATCTTCTCAAAGTCAGTAGATAATTATTAGGTATTTTACCATTATATCTACACATTGCAAAGTCAGCATAATTATACATATATCCATATCCACTTGAACTAGATGCATTATTTTTAGTAACTTCTACTATTTTAGAAACGGTAGGATTGTCTAAAGTTCTTTCATCTATTTTATTATATTCAATAGAGTCTACTCCTTTAGATTTGGCAGATCCACCGGGTGTAAAGAAACTACCTCTATAATTTACAAGACTATATTTATTAAAAGTAGAATATACATGAGGACCGTCTGTGATTTTTTCTTTAGTATCTTTACCATCTTTACCTCTTTTATAGTAAACTACGGAATCAGCTTCTTGGGTATAATACTGTGCTTTACCTCCACTTCTAACATTAGATAAAGGTTCTCCCACTAAAAGCGCTCTGCTTCTTGCGTTAGGGTTATCAAAACTTCCAAGTATTGTATTCTGAGGATCCACGTTTTTTGGAACGCTTTTGCCGTCAGGGCTGGAAAAGTCGAAGAAATTATCAACTTTATCTCCAAATCCTGAAACTGATGATTTTAAACTGGAAGCGGCACCCGCTGGTATCAATCCAAATAATGGCATATTGTAATATTATGTTTTTTACTAGGTTTTATATATTCACAATTCTATGTCATCCAGATCGTCTGACTGTGGTCTATATAAAAGCTTATCATAATATTTATCCGTCTTTGGTTCTCTATCTCCTAAAAACTTCTTGAGATGGGCAGCATATACTCCCCTGGATTGATAATAATATTTGCCAGAAGAATATACACTTCTGCTTGAGAGTTCAAATATATCTTTAAAATTCTTTTCGATTAAGAAATCTTGTATATTATTAAATAGATCTATTACCTCTGTCTTGGTTTTAACACACATTACAGAATCAACTGAGATCATATAAGATTCCCATTTAGAATCTATTTGATTCTGAAAGTCTTTCATAGATTTATAGTTCTTTCTAGAAAGACCGAATGTTGTAGTTCTATTATTAAAGTCTTTTGAAAACTTCATACCGAAGAGATATCTTTTTAAGAAATCTATATTGTCATGAAACTTAGTAATTCTTATTTGATACCTTGGCATATCCTCATCGAACTTAACGTCATGAATTATTCCATAAACGGGAAATACGATATGAGAATGTCTAGTGTTGGATATAAGGGCATGTATTCTTTCACCCTTTGAAAATAATTTATGTCTTATCATTATAGATCGATTATCTTGACGCTTTCGAATCTTTTAAGAACGTCTTTAGGATAATCATCTCTATTAATAACAGTTAATTGTAAGGTGGCAGAAGGTTCTATTGTTTCTTGTAAGAATATCTTAAAGTTGTCGATTGTTTCTACATCTAAATTTTTAAATAAATAAATGATTTTTTCTAAGTCTGCATTCTTATTTAGAACATTAATGAAAGAATCTCTTATTGCTAGACCGATTACGGAACGATGTGGTTCAGTGTCATAGGGATCTGATTTAACAAGCTTGTTTCTAATGCTATAAAAATCTATGACTGTTTCTCCTGGATTGTTTCTACAGAATTTATTAAATTCCTTTCTGCTGTTACACCAAACACATTCTATTGTAATTTCTTTAATTTCGGTCGTTGTTATCATTTTATCATTTTCTCCAGCTCTTTAATCTTGTCTTTAAGAGTTTGGATTTTATGTTTTGTTTCGATGGAAGAAGGACTGTAATTAGTTCCCCATTCTGTCACCACCTTTATTTGATTGGATTGTTTTGAATTACCAAAATCTAATCCAACATCAATACAGATATCTTTAATAAAACTAATTTTATCATCAATGCCCTTGTCAAAATCATAGACAATAACCGACTCATATTTTTCGCCGGCCGCATTGATGTTATCATCCGTCACATTTTTGATTACACCGTTATCTGCTATCTTAAGAGTTATCTCCTGCATTTAGTCTTTCTTCTAGGGATTGTTGAACTTTCTTGTATATTTTCCTAGCCGCTTTTCTATCAGCTCTATAAGTTTCTTTATCTTTGATCGTAGTCATTGCGAAGGCTTCTTCTAATAAATCAATCTCTTCTTTATTATAACCCACCTTAGTCCATGTTTCCTTTAATGAATTAAGCTTTGAACCTAACTGTTCTTCAATTTGGTCATTGACTTTTTTCTCATGAGCCTCTTGAAATTGCTTTCCTTCTTCCTGTTTCATGGCGTACCATGCAATTCCCTTTTCAGAGAATCTTCCCCATTCGTTTTTAGCTTTTAATAACCCAGCTCTTTTGTAGGTGTCTCTTCTGTATTTTCTTGCTTGACTCATATTTTATAATAATTAGTTACAAATTCAGTTATTTGTTCGTTTAAAAATTCTTGTAGGTTATTTATCTCTATTTGAGAAACAGCTGATTTAGAGATCTCTTCTAAGATTTGTTCCTTTTCTTCTTCAGAGTTTTCAACTAACATGTTAAATATTTCTTTCTTAGGAAGATTAATTCCTACACTTAATTGAAATGATTCAACGTTCTTAGCAGATAAAGTTTTAATTAATTGACCGAGTGGAGAATTAGTTTCTTTAACTTCTACTTTCTTTTCAATTTCTTTAATAGGAGCTTCCTTCGCTTTAGGTTTATTATTTCCAATAAGATCAGCTCCAGGAAAAGGTAATCCCTCAGTGGTTATTAGTTCTAAAAACTCAGGTAATACGTTGTTGAATATTTTAGATCCATCAGTGAAGTGAGTGAATTCAGAATCTTTAGATTCTACCTCAACTACTTTACCGAAATTATCTCCCTTTTTCCACTGATATTTTACAATATCTTTTTCTTCAGTTGTTTGCATGATTTAACCTATTTTATTATTATACACCTAAACTTAGAAAAGTTTAAGCTGTGGTATAATATAGAAGGTATTAGATTCTCCTTCTTGATAGAACTTTATAAAGTCGTTTATAAAGGCATGGGATGTAGATGGTCCTATCATTGCCTCTGTCTTTTTAATATACCTTCTAAAAAACTCATGGCTTCCATGTTCTTTTAAATAGTCTTCTAGGCGGTTTACTTCCGGTAAGTTTATTCTATTAATGCTCATTCCATACTATTACTTGTTCAACAATAATTCCTGCCTTTTTTAATAAAGAAATACCTGACAGATCTCTATATCCTTCACAGTAGAATACTTTTTCTACACCAGCTTGTATAATTAACTTAGCGCATTCAAAGCATGGAGAAGTAGTAGTATATAGGATCGATCCTTTCGAAGTAAGTGTAGATTTTGAAATCTTCATTAGTGCATTTGATTCTGCATGTAAGACTTCTTGTTTAGTAACTTGTTTAGAACAACAAGTATCTTCACATTCATATCCTTTTTCTATTAGAATTTCTTTGTGGTCAGGATTATCTATATTTCTAGTTTGAGTTTCTTCACATTGATTATCAAAACCATGTGGAGTTCCATTATATCCAAATGAAACAATCTGCTCGTCTTTAACTACTATACAACCGACCTTTCTTCTCTCAGCATAACTGAGTTTAGAAATTTGATATGCTATTTGCATGTATATTACGTCTACTGAAATTCTTGGCATATTACTTTATAAATAAAAAGGGTCCATGTATTATACATGAACCCTTTAAAAAGTTTATATTGTTAATTTTAATATTAAGCTTCTGGAGTTTCCTCACCAACAGCTGAATCAGACTCTTTCATCTCATTCACTTTCTTAGAATATGATTCGATCATTTCATTACATGCAGCTTCATAAGCTTCAATTGAATAATCTTCTTTCATTTCTTTAAGAGATTGGGCAGCTAACGCTCCAACTAATGCAGCATTTTCTTTCATATATGTTTCAACAGTATGCTCATCATGTGCATCGTCTTCCCAAGCTTTAGCTTCATTTTTACATGATTCGTAAACCTCTTTTAACATATCAGAAACTAGTCTTACTTCTTCCTCTTCTTCAGCAACTTCTTCAGTTTCTTCTTCAGCAACCTCTTCAGTTTCTTCAGCTTCAGAAATTTCTTCATTTCCAGCAGCATCGACAGTGTCTTCTAATTCAGCTTCTAATTCGTCTGATTTGTCTTCAGGAGTTTCACAGTCATTGTCAACTACTTCAGTTTCATCTTTTAAATTTTCAGCAGGTAAACCAGCTTCTTCACCAGATTCAGTTACTACTTCTTCAGTTTCAACTGATTCAAATTGTAAAGAATCAATTCTGATATTCATTGAAGCCATTTCCATTGGTTCAGTGCCATCTTCATAGTCCACTGTTGCAAATAAATCTCCAAGTTCTATGATTTTAAATCTTCCAGGAAATCTAACGTTTTCTCCGTAAACAGTTTCACCTTTCTTAATTGCTTTTTGAGCTTTCTTTAATTTAGGGTGTAAACCTTCGTTAAGTTCTTCAGTAGATTCTTCTACAGCATCACCGTTTCCTTGAACTTCTTCCGCCTTTTCTTCAGATTGTTCAACTGGCTCAGCTGTCGCAACTACGTCTTGTTGCACCTCCTCAGTTCTATCCATCTCAGATAAAAACTGTTCAAATGATTTTAATTTTGCCATAATTTTTTATTTTATTTGTTTTTGTTGTGTTAATTACTATCTATATATCCCTTTTTATAGGGTTTTAATCTTATTTTGTTTCATCCAGGCTTCTAGCTCTTTAACTGCTCTATCGAATACCCTGTTTCTATCAATTTTTAATTCAAATGAATTAAAGTAATTTTTCATCATATAATACGCAGGTTCTACGCTTTCATCATTCGCTGCTAGATCTTCTACGTGTTTAGAAACTTCATACGCATAATATGCAGATTTTTCAGCCATAGGGTTTGTCATTGCTTGATAGAATTGTCCACCATAGAATTTACCTACTATGTCTCCGAATTTTTCTTTCATTTCTATCCATGAAATTCCTTCTAATCCAATCCATAATTTGGCCTGAACAGATTTTGTATCTTTTCTAATAAAACCTGCCTTAGCCATTTCTTTAGATATATCTTTAATTTTCTTAGGAATTGGTAATTTACCAAACTCTTTTTCCCATGTAGAAATTTCTTTGTCGTTTACAAAGGATTCAAATAGCTTTATGTGTTTCATTTTTTAGTTATTTGTATTTTCAAAGAAGAAGTACCCTGTATAATTCTATGATACTCTCCTGCATTTACTTCTATATATCCTTTTAATTCTATAGGGAGCTTATTATCATATTGGAACTTCCAATCATTTTCATTTAAGGCTTCAATAACCCTGTCCTCCTCGTCGAAGTGCCATTTAAAAAGATGTTCAGGTTGGTTTGGTAAGAATTCTCTAATGATTATATTTTTCGAAACAGCCGTCTCCGTAAAGGGTAATGTTTTATCATCGACCATGGATATCATTTCTTCCATAGACATTTCTCCACAACCGCAACTTTTACATTTACAATCTTTATCTACCATGGTTGATCGCTTTTTATACCAAGCTGTTTTCCAAAAAGAGTAGGTCCGTAACATGCCCAAAATCCCGCCTTAGTCGGATCCATCTTAGCCATTTTATCACAACCGTGTCTAGCCCAGAAGTTAGCTGCTCTTCCCGGGTCGTCGTTCTTAATAGTAGATGAAGGATCTCCCCATTCTAATTTCTTAGCAATGATGTTTCCTTCTTTATCAGTTCTTCCACTATTTCTGTAAACTATGAATTTCTTATTTCCACCCCTCGTTGGTGAATCTAATTTTACATTCTTTTGATTTCCTCCTCTAGGTTTATAGACTGCTTTAGTTCCTACTTCTAGATTTTTAGCCATCCATCCTGAAGGACCCTTTAAGATAATATTGTTTTTATCCCAATATTGTTTTACTTCTTCAAATAATTCAATATATGCATCGCTTCCTAAACGAAAGAATGAATTAGTAAGATCTAATCCTTCTTCAATGTGAGCTTTTAATTCGGGTGAAACTTCGTTCCAATCTTCAAATGTCTTTATAAACTTCATAACTTATATATCTATGATAGAACGAGCTCCTTTAAAAACTCCTGTTTGTATCGCTGTAGGGCAAGTTCTTTCGCCTTTGCTTCGAGTTCGATATCTAGATCCATACCATACGTTTCAATGTGATCATATACATAATCAGCATGTGCACGTTTATTACCCTGTGTAGCATCTTCGTGTATTTGTTTACATGAAGAATAGTGGCATAGTTGGCGAATTCCTTTAGGCCATGATTTAGCTGCAAGTTCTAGGGCTTCTTTTTCTGGCATTGAATCTTCGTAGCACCAGTGATGATGATAGTCAAATGTGATTGGAGTTTTACCCGTTAGTAGATGTATGTCATATAAATCCTGTACCGAATACTGTGCTGTTTTGTCATCGTTTTCGATAACTAGACGATTCGCTGCACTTGGAGTAAGTCGCTTGAAATTTTCAGCAAATCTTTTCTTAGTAGCTTCTTTATCGTCGTAGGTTCCGCCGATGTGAATATTGATAGCAGCATAAGGAGTTTGTGGTAAATCTAGCATATCCATTATTTCGCCATGTTGACGTAAATCTTTAAGGGCTTTGATAACTACCTTTTCATTCGGAGAAGCAAGAACATTGAAAGGACCTGGATGGAATGTCAATCTTTGGCCATATTGTTTAGCAAGTTTGCCTGCACCTTTCATTAGATTACGCACCTTGTCATAATCAGGAAGTTCAGATAATTCGTATTCCGACATCCATGGAAATAAGTTACTTGACATACGATACATTGTTATGTCGTTCTTGTAATTCCACTTGATAATTTCTATCATGTCCTTGATATTCAATACTGCAAGTTCTGATGCGTATTTAATACCCTTTTCCATGAAGGTTCTTTTAATCATTTTTCTACCAACATATATGTTCGATTCTTTTTTAAGAGTCATGTTGATACAACAATATCCGTAGTCTGCTGCCATATATTTTATATTAAGAGTTTGTATTAAGTTTCTTTTTTACTTCTTTGACCGTTCGTTCGGCCATGCATGCTTCTTCTAATGTAAATACATCGAAATCCATAAAAAGTAATCGGTCTTCCGTCTGAACAAACAGATTGTCACCAATTACTTCATATCCATTTTGTCTGTATACTACACTGTCTTCTATTCGTACGACATGAGTAGTGCCTTCGATTCTAGCAATGCGTTCATACATTGAAATCATTAGTCCCATTGCTTTTCAAATTCGTACCAATGATCTGTTTCTGCACAACACTTAAGTCCGTCGACAATAAGCATATCAATTTCAGAAGCGGAGAGAGTGTCGAACCATGCGCTAATGATACCTTCTAAAAGAGGAAGAGTTTCCTCAGATGTCATTGAATTGCGACCCATGTTAGAATAAATGTATTCTTCTTGTGCTTGTCTAACAATTGCTCCACCAATTCTAATTGCTACATCACCGTTATCGTTAAATCGCCTTCCTGAAAAGTATTCGCCATCTCCGAACTTTTCGAAAATATCCTTTTCTGGATGTCTCATTTTAAAGATTCCAATTTGAGTAGTGAGATGTGGGATAATAGATTTTGCAGGTTCATACCAACTAATTCCGTTTGCTTTGATTGATTCTAAGTTCATGTGTTTGTTTTAATTATTAATTACTATACTAATATAAGCAAAATACTTGAGATAAAAAAACATTTTACTGTTTATTTTTAATCTTCTTTATTTTTATGCTTATTCTTTCTTCGATACTTTTTCTTGTTTCTCACAGGAGTAGGCATACGAAGGGCATCAAGCCACTCTTGTAATGTTAAATTTACTTCTTTTAATTTCTTACCCTTGTTTTCCATTACCTTTCTAAGATTACAAAATCTCCAAACGCTTCGTCAAATACCTTAATAAGATTTTCATAGTCTCCTCCTGTCATTTGAGAATAAAGAGTTTCCCAATCCTTTCCAAGATCTTTTGAAAAACTTTTTGCGTAGGCTAATAGCATGAAGGCATTTCCTTCAGGACCCGTTAAGTCGATTATTACAGGATTTGATTGATGTTTGTGAAGTTTTTTTCTGATCATTATTATTGCTTGATTGATTACTATACTAATATAAGCAAAAAATCTGAGATAAAAAAACTTTTAGCTGTTTATTTTCAAAAAACTTTTGGTTATAACCAGAAGTTATTACAAAAACTTATGGTACAGTTTACCTAAAGGATATTCGTTATCTTCTGGCTCCATCTTTTCAGGATGCCATTGAACTGCCCATATCTTTTTATCTAAGTCTTCGAATCCTTCAACTACAGAATATAATGGATATGAAAGATGTGTAGCTTTGAAGTTTTTAGCTAGTATATTACAGTGTTGATGATGCCTAGAATTAACACTAGTTAATGTTCCATTTAAATCTTCAACCGTATGGAATTGAGATGGCTTCCCGCTATGATCAACGTCTTCTGAAAAGTCAGCTGCTTTATGATCTTCTACTATTGCATCAGATAAATCTTCTACCGTTCCTCCAAAATAATGATTTAGGATTTGCATTCCTCTACATATTCCTAATATTCTATTATTAGAATCCAGGGCCTGTTTAATCCATACGAATTCTTTAGCGTCCCTTTCTTCGTCTTTTCCAATGTCTGCTCCTCCACATAATAGTAAAGGGCCTTTGACCTTGCGTCTAAGATCTAGCCATATTATTTCATGACCATAATGTGAAAGCCAGAGTCGAATTGCCTCTTTTTCCTTTATTCCCCTTGGAGGTGCTACGTAAATAGTCATAATAAAAACCCAATGAATTTGGGTTATTTTTAAAAAGCTAGGATTTGAAAAGGTTGTTTACCTGATCAACGATATCTTTTCCTTTATAAGATGCCTTAAAATGTTTAAGCAATTCTTTCTTAGCTTTCTTTTTATCAGAAGATGATAAATTGTCAAATCTGTCTATAATAGAAGAATTGTTATTTTTTGCGGCTCTATATTGTCCACCATCATCGATGTATTGTGCATATAGATCGTATGATTTAAAGTATTTTAAGAATAATTCTAGATCAGATAAGATTTCTTTTTCTAGTTGATTCTTTAATTTTCTATAGATGGTTTTCTTTTTGTTATAGTAATATTCCCATCCATCATTTTCTTGCATTCTCCATCCACTTACTTTATACATGTGGATTGTATCTTTAGAAGATAATTTGATTTCAAATTTAATACCCTTGTCGGTTGAAAGATCTTCAATGCTTTTAAGCATATCTTCCTTAGGTAATAATCTAGCCATAATCCATTCAACTTCCTGTTTCATTTCTTCAGGAGAACCCCAGTTCTTTTTGAAATCGTTATATGCGTAATACTTTTCGAATGTCATTAGATGTTTCATACTCTATATATCTATCCTACGAATCCAGGATCTCCAGCTCTTCTATCCCATCCAATGTGTTTAACATATCCATCATTATCGTCCACCGATAAACTAACAACTATAAAACCTTTATCTCTATACCAGTGATCTACAAGATGTTCTCTAACCATTCCCGTGTACCCGTTATTTAATAGTCTATAATCGCTCATTCTTTTTAAGCCTGGATTCCAACTAAATCCCATATAATCCCTAACTATCATGGGAGTACCATCTTCGTTCAAGTCTCCTGTTGAAAAACTGACAGGAAGAACAGCTCTAACTTTCATTCCGTTTAATTCAAATACTCTTTCGGATATTTTATTTAAAATCCTATCGTTCTTTGGGCGTATCCATACTTGTAATATTTTTTCACTAGCAGAGAGAATTCTAATAGAATCTTCGATAAATCCATGTCTATAGAATTCCCAATCTTCTTCACAATGAAAAACATATTTAGTAGCTACGGTAGAGTATGCTTTATCTATTGACTTTGACTGTCCTAGTTTATTTTCATTAAACATAAACTCTAAAGAGTTATTATACTTCTTATTAAGCTCATTACATGCATCAAATACTTCTTCCTGTGCGGAGTCCTCTGTTATAATAAATCTTTCAATTGGATACGTGTTGAATTTAAAAAAAGAGTCTAGTGTTTTTTCTAAAAGATCAACTCTCCCACATGAGGTAAGAACAACTGTAACTGAATTTATTTCCATAGTATTTGTATTGATATTAAAATAAGGGTTAACAGCAGAGACACTCCGGTCTTCGCCGTGATACCTTCATTCATAAAGTAATAAGTCATAGCAGTAAATATAAAAATACCACTAGCAAAACCTATGAATCTTCCGGGCCAAAGTAAACCGTCAAAGTGCTCAACAACCATCTGTGTTGCTTTAATTAAAATGTAACTAATAATAGAACCCATTCCAATGGCAACTGGCCATGGGTTTTTCTTAAACCAAGGCCATACAAATTGTCCATTAGTTTGAATCCAAATAAGTCCTTGCCCTAATAGGAATAATAAAAAGCCGTAAAAAAGTTTCATTAGAATAATGAATTAGTAGTAGTTAATAAATGTGATATAAATGAAGGCCTATGTGAATCACTGGCTCCCATTTCCTTTATTGCAGTTATATGTTGTTTTGTTCCATATCCTTTATTAGAATTCCATCCATATCCTGGAGTTTCTTCATCTAATTCTTTCATTAACATATCTCTACTTGTTTTAGCAAGTATAGATGCAGCAGCGATAGAACTATATTTATTATCTCCACCTATTACAGTTTTAAAAGGTATTCCTTCATATCCGTGGAATTGATCTCCATCCACTAATATAAAATTAAATGAATTGTCAATGGTGTTTAGACATTCTTTCATTCCTAGAAGAGTAGCCTTTAATATGTTAGTAGATTCTATTGTTTCCGTATCTATATGCTGAACGCTATACGCAATTGCGTTATCTAATACTATTTCCCTAGCCTCTTTTCTCTGAGATTCATTTAGCAATTTAGAATCTTTTATTAAAGGATGGTTAAATCCATACGGCATAATAACCGCAGATACTGTAACTGGTCCTGCCAAGGCGCCTCGACCTGCTTCGTCTATTCCAACTTCAACGATACTTCTATCGTCATTATAACTTCCTTTAAGTAAGATGTGTTTTGCTTTCTCCATATTAAGTTTTATAGGAGTTATACACACATTTAGTGAAATGTTTATTTAGGCTCGTGGTTTTCCTTCCACTTATCGTATCTCTTTACAACTTCTTGAAGGATCTTTGCTCTAACAATATCTTTTTCAGTAAATTCATGCACACCTATTCCTTTAATACCTGTCATTAATTCAGTAAACGAAGGTAAACCAACATTGGCTTTAGATATATCATGCTGGCTAACGTCTCCTGTTACTATAACCTTAGAGTCTTTACCCATTCTTGTTACAAATAACATTAACTGCTTGAACGTTGCATTCTGTGCTTCATCTAATACCATTAATGATCCGTCAAATGTATCACCTCTCATATAAGCCATTGGTCTAAATACAATAACTTCTTTCTCTACGAGAGTTTGTGCTATTTCAGCTCCTACTATTTTTGTAATGTTTGATATGTATGATTGCATGAATGGATCTATCTTATCTGCAATATCTCCTGGTAAAAATCCTAACTTTTCACCTGCTTCCTGGATGGGTTTACATAATACTATTTGTGAAATCTCTTTTCTAGCTAATAATAATAAAGCGGTGTAACATGCTGTAAAGGTTTTTGAAGTTCCGGCCGGTCCAGTACAAAATGTTATTTGATTTTCTAGTATTGTATTTGTATATTTTTTCTGTGATTGTCTTAATTGTACTCCTTTTAATTCTGCTTCTTTTATTCCGTACCTTCTTCTTCTAGGTCCAGTGGGGCTAGATGAAGATTTATTGTTTGAATTGTTTTTGCTCATTAAGTTTGATTTTTTTAGTCTCCTGCCATTATTACCGTTTTTTTAAGCTGTAACAACGTGTCACATTTTTCATATTCCTCAAGTTCTTCGAAGTATTCTATTATAATATCTATAAATTTACTTCTTTGACCTTCGCCATGAGGGATCTCTATCGTGTTCTTACCTTCGCTGAACACAATAAATCTATTGATAGTTTTAGTAAAATTGCGCGTGATGGTATAATAACTTGACCTCATTAAAGCGTCTTTATCATCACTATAAGAATCCTTCATTACAAAGTATATTTTTTTAGATCGAGATAATATTAATCTCAATTTATATATTTAATTCTGCTATGTGCTAGGGTAAAATGAAGTAAAAAAATATGTTATTATATTTCTACTTATCCTTGTTCTCGGCTTCAGATTTCTTTTGAAGATAGATAGCTTTTTGAAACTTAAGTCTTTTTGTTGCAGAGGGTTTGGTGTGAACTTGATTATCTCTAAGCTTTTTCATTTGCTTAGTTCTAATAGTTTTACGCTTATACTGTTTTAGCGCTTTTTCTATATTTCCCTTTTCTACATTAATTATTAACATATATTGCTTATGATTTTTTTAAGTTCATGGCATCTTTCATATTCTTCCTTTTCTACAAAGTATTTAATGACTGTTTCTAATGCTGCTATTTTTTCTTCTACAGGAGTACTATTATTTAAAGCTCCCATTTCATTTTCTATTATGGCTTTATAAATTAACTCCATCATGATCTCTTTCGATGATGATTTTAATTGTTCAATAAACGCGATTGATTCTACACTATTATTAATTTCAAATTCTTGATTGTTTCTACTGGTATCTGAATTATCCCATTCGTCAAAATCTGGTAAATCATTCATTGTCTATTTCTTTTATTTTTTTTATTAAGTCTATTTGTGAATCTTTAAGGGGCGGATTAAATGCATTTAATTTCACCATAAGGTTACCATAAGTATTCATACTATATATCGGGAATCCTTTACCACTTATTCTTAATATCTTATTATTCTGTGAATTTGGAGGTACATTTACCTTTATTTTATAGAAAGGTGTGGTAATTTCTATTTCAGTACCTAGGATCATATCATAGAAGGGAACATCTACATCTACATATATGTCATTTCCGTTTAATATAATCCTATCATTATACTTTAAATTAATTATAATGATTAGATCTCCGTTGGGTGCAGATGAATTAGCAGGATGAGGTTGACCTTTTCCACTAATCTTTAACTTCATACCTTCATAAACTCCTTTAGGTATATTAACGTTTAGTTTTTTAGAACCCAGATCTACTCTCTTTTGAGTTCCATGATAGGATTCTTCTAGGGTTATTATCATTCTAACGGTAACATCTCTTCCTTTAGATGAAGAACCGAATGCATCATTAAACATATCGCTAAAGGATCCTTCTCCATTTCTAAACCAACTGTCGAATGGATTTTCTGAAGGACGATATTCTAATTCAATATCGTATTTTCTTTTTCTATTCTCGTCAGATAAAACCTCATAAGCTGTGACTATTTCTTTAAAGGAAGACTCATCCCCTTCGACTGTATCGGGATGATATTGCTTTGCTAGTTTACGATATGCCTTCTTAATCTCGGCTTGGCTTGCTGTCTTTTCTATCTGCAGCAGTTCGTAGTAATTCATTCTTTCTTTTCTTTACGGCTTCTTTAACGACTTTAATGCTTTTTCTTTTTTCAACAACATCTCTCTTTTGTTGATTTTCCATAAGATCTGCAATTCTCGTAAGTTGATCCGCAATGACTTTTAGTAACTGTTCTTCCATAATATATTTATACACATTTATTTGATTATGTTTCAATCCCCTCAAAGGCCAGTGGTTATAACTATTGGCCTTTATTGAAGGAAGATTGTTATTTATTATCTAAAATCTTTTTAAGATGTGCACACTTTTCATACTCTTCAGATTGTTGAAACCAGTCTAACATTTGTTGAAGTGTTCTTATGATTGGTTCTATTTCGATACCATTATCTTGCATTGATTTAAAATCAACTCCCTTTTCTAAAATCATATCCCAATTATTTCTAACTAGTTTATCTTTTAATTCATGAAGGTTATTTTCCATATCTGCATTTTTTTGGATCTGAGCTATTTCATCGTGCTCATCATTATTTTGGTCTTCAAAACCATCAAAGTCGTCAAACATATTTTTCTTATTTTTAATTACTATACTAATATAAGCAAAAAATCTGAGATAAAAAAATTATTTAACAACTATTTTTCTACTTTTTTCATTTTTATCGAAAGCAATAGTTAAAACTCCATCTTTCATCGATGCCGAAGCAGTGTCTACGTCGAGCGTATTCGATAATTTAAATTTTTTGCTAAATGATTTTCTAAACCCATCTTCTTCTACCTCTGAACTTACAGTTAGAACTCTATCTTCAATATGAATGTCGATATCCTTTTTCGTAAAGCCCGGTAGAGCTAGCATTATTTTACCGTCTTCGAATAAAACCTGTTTACCTCCAATTACGTTCAATGAATTTACAGCTTCGAATGAGTCGTTAATTAAATCTTCAAGTGTTGTGTTAAAATACATAATTTAAAATTTTTATTTAGTTATACTGTAGCAATCTCGCTACAATACTATATTCTAACAAAATAGTGCCAGAGTTGTTTATCTATACACATTGTCATATTTTACTTAGATTATATGACAATATGACAATATTAAAATGGAGCTTCAACCTTAGATACTAGTTCCATATCTGACATCTTTAACATCACGTTCATAGTTCCTATTACATCGTCCTCACAATAGTCTTTAATTTCTTCTAATCTTCCAGCATAATATGCTTCAGAAACTTCACCACCATACATGTTTTGTTTAGGAGAAGGTATCTGTAAAAGATCACAGATCATAGAAAGTGAAGCACCGTTCCATCCACCAAACTTCCATATTTCATTAGTATCTAATAGACAGTTTTCCCATGGTTTAAGTTTCTGTAAGTGTAGTTGCTGTGGAATTTCTACACCTTGAATAATAGATCTTTTAATTAGGTAAGGCATATCAAAGCCTTTAATGTTATGACCTACTATTTGAATTTTAGGATTTGCCTTAAAGATTAATGCCATCGTATCCATAAATTCCTTTAGAGTATTCTTTTCATCATCTCCATAAAAAGACTTTATCTTAGGGGTAGGTGTAATGCCATCTGGGAAGGTGACTTGTCCGATTGTAATAACTACTGCTCTTCCGAATTCAGGATAAAGGGCAGCATCCTTGATATACATATCAGCATCTGAAACTCCTTCATACTCTGATTTACTTTGTCTACCATACTTTGCTTTCTTTTCCCAGTGTGAGTATGCATTTTCTCCAATAATCTCTGCAAAGCTATCTAAGTCCTTTGCAGCAGTTGACGTTTCAATGTCAATAAATAACATGTTTTTTAAATCTGAAATACTATACATCTTTTTCTTGTTTTGGGTGAGTTTTTCTAATATTATAAATAGAGACTGGATATCTCATTTGTCTTCCGTAATTTCCATTAACAAATGTAAACCATCTATGGCCGTATGTTTCTGTTAATTTGTCAGAGGTGCATTCTAACTTTCCTACTTCCCATGATCCTGCGAAATAGAAATAGTAAGTTTCGCCAATAATTGGCTTCTTAACATGAATAATCTCTAGCTTCTTTTTCTTCTTTGCCATATAGATTATACTTAAATATGTGTAATTGTTTATATTTTCTTCTTTAATCTCATCAAGTATACTACTCTAGAAAAATGATAAAAGGAAAGAATAGGTATCTGTAACACTTCAAACAAGAATAAATTTTGTTCAGTGTCTATAAAGAGTGTCGGATATAATATTATGGATATTATTCCAAAGATTTTAAATCTTTTATCAAAGAGCATGATCCATGTCGATGACATAAAAAATAGAATAGCGGATATATTATGTATTGTAGGGTAATTTGTAACACTAAAACTTGCTATGATTATTAATAAAAATGCCGGTATTTTCCATTCAATAGAACGATGAAGCCATAGTCCTAATGAAACTCCTATCGTTAATAAAGGGAATAAGATTGGTTTTAATTGATGATAATCGCTATAACTATCCGCTATACCTAAGATTAGTGGCAGACACGCTGTATATAATATTGCGTAAATACACAGTGCAAATCGTAACCATAATCTATTCATACTTGGAAGTTTATTAATTATACTTAACTATACACTTCCATTTGGAATTGTTTCAATTAAAAGTGTCCGTGTTCTTTAACGCGCCTTATCATAAGGTAAGTATTATATGATACATTAATTTCTGCGTATCCTCCTGTAATGGTAGAAGGGCAAGATTCCCTAGAAATCCAATAATTAGGTGGTTCTTTAATTCTTTCTGTTATAAAGTCAAACAGTTTATCAATGTCCATGTGATGAACCCATAGGTTCACGTGCATACAAGTCATATCGGGATACGCCATAATTTATTCTTTTATTTCAAATCTTTCACTGTCAAGTTCTATGGTTTTTCTATCTAGATCATTAGATAATTTAGTTAAAACTTTATCAGTGTCTTTGTTTACTTCTCTTCCGTAAAAATCTTTAAAAACTTGACGGTATATCTGTACTGTAGAATCATAGGGAACGCCAGGTTGAGAATTACTTTCTATAATATAGAGTTTTCCTTCCTGATCTTCCATTATATCAAAGCAAATATATGGTAAATCTTTAAATTTTTCACAGAACTTTTCTATTAGTGCTTTGAATTTTTCAGGAAGAGTGTTAATATCTCTTTTAATATATTTAAAATTCATTTCTTCTTTACCATCTCCATCACCGGATTTTGCTTTATCATTTAGAGGTTCTCTTTGCATCCAAAAGAAAGCATCACCTTTAAAGTTAATTATTCTATGTTCAGATTTTTTATCTACAAATTCTGAATATACATCAAATTTAGAATGATCAGCTTTATCCCAATCTTCTTGTGATTTAAAAACTTGAATTCCAATACCTGAATGTCCTTCCGCTGGTTTTGCAATTAATGGAAATCCAATTTCTAAAGCCTCCTTCTCATCATGACAAGTTTGTGGAATATTTTCATCTCCATCTACTATTTTATGAAACTCTGCTTTAGATCCAGATTGTTTAATAAATTCTGGTCTATTGTATACATTTTCCTTTTTAACTAACCCTTCCTTTAAAAGAGTTTCAACCACTCCTGAATTATAGGTTAATATAGGGTAGTCTGGATTAATATCTATGTCTTTATAATTATCTTTATTAATTTGTATAAAGAAGTTATTGCTAGCGAATCCCTTGTAAGACCACCATCTATGCCCGGAGTCTGGATCAATAGCTAAATAAACTTTAAAAAGATCGTTAGTATCTTCATTTAAGTTTTCATTAATAAACTGGTCAAATGATTTTATCTGTTCCATATATTATCTATCTAAATTATTTTACCTTTTCTAGCTTATTTTCAGGCTTCTCATCTTTAGACACTTCAGTATACGTTACGTTAGCTACACCTTCTTCATCTCCAAATCTAGAATCAGCATTAATTGGATAATCTGGACTTTCATTATATGCCCAATCTTCAATACCCAGTTCAATGAATCTAGCGTTAATTTGTTTATTATAATGCTGTGCGATAGTTCTAACTCTTCTTTGAATATCTGCTCTAGATAAATCATGGGTATTTCTCCCGTCCGGATTATTATAGAGAAACTGTATATAGCTTAGTTTTGGTATTTTACATATCTTAGAATATAAAAAACTTCTGATCACTAATTCAAAATCATCTGCAATTGTTAAACTTCTATTGTGTCCTCCTATTTCAAAATAAGTAGATCTTCTCCAAGCTCTGATATGATTTGGAACTCCTACTATATGTCTGATTGTTTTTGGATTAATATTCTGTTGATTAGCAGGTGACAACATCCTACCTTCATATTCTTCTTCTCTATAGCTACCATATCCTAGTGCGAATCCTTCTGGATATTGCTGATTTTCCCATTCTTCATTTACTTCCGCAGTATCTCCATAAAACATTCCACATTCAGGATGGGCCTGTGCGGCTTTATGTAAATCTTCAGCACTCGTCTTAACTAATAAATCGTCATGATCTAATTCTGCCAAGATATACCCTTTAGCCAAAGAACAACATCTATATTTAGATTCTCCTATACAGCCTCCTGACTTTTCTCTAAAATCATATAATTTTACTCTGGGATCAATTGACCTAATATGCTCAGCTATTTTTAATGTTTTACCACCGTCCGTTGAGTCATTTACTAAAACCCATTCCCAGTTAGAATAAGTCTGTTCTCTTAAAGATCTGTATGTGTTCCATAGTTTTTCGCCAGTATTATATATGGGTGTAAAAAACGAAATCATCTGGTCATCTTCTAGGTTAGAAGGTGAGAGAATAGAATTCATTGCAACAGAATATGAGGAATCTCCTATATCTTCTAAATCTACCGCATTATACCATTTTTTTCTATATTGCAATGGTAGTGCCGCAAGATAAGGGAAATCTTTCCAAGAAGATCCATTTGTTATAATGGCATCTGGATTAAATTCGATTATTACATCGGTTACATTATTATCGTCTTCTAAATATTTTACATTTAATTCGTCCGCTTCGTATGGTAGATACTTATTAGATTTTAATTCTGGCTTAGTTTTTCCTATATAAAGTATTTTAGGTATTTTAGCAGATGGTACTTTTTCTAAATAATTGTAGTGGGATAAAACCTTATCAATCCATACAAATGCATCTCCATGTGTTTTTAATACTTCTTCTATAAAGAAACCGTCTGCTGCATAATTTGCACTAAATGAATGAGTATCAAATATGCTTCTATTAATAACCATCTGTGCAATGTCAATTTTCTGAAAGGCAGTATTTTCACGACTAGCTACTCTAATTTCTTGTCCTGTAAAATCTCTACCTGCAACTAATTGAGAAACGATATGAACCTGTGCAATTGGAAGATTCTTTATACTCGCTTTAATAGTTTTATAAAAATCTTCATGTATAATGTTATCGTCATCTAATAAATAGATCCAACCTGATTTGATTGTTCTAATAATATCAGAAACTTCAGGATATAATAATCCTCCTTGTTGACCTTTTACAAAATGTAATTTGACATTGGCAGTATCTGTTAAGTTCGAGAGAACCTCTGCGTCAATATCTTTTAACGCTCCTGTATCAAATACAATGTGCCAATTTACATTTACTCCCTTGGGCGAGTTTAATACGCCTTCTTTAATTGTTAAAAGGTTACTTGTCCTAGTACACCTTGTAATAATACTAATCTTCATATTTAAGTTTATTTTTTATACGTCAAAAAAGAACATGTGGAAAAACCTAGCATTGTCAATCGCATCTCCAAAATATTGTGTAGCTGCGTGAATGTTTTTCGCATTAAACAATACTAGCCTATTATACACATTACCTATTTCATCTACTTTTTCAAAATTAGATCCATCGAAAAAATTCATTTCATTACTATTACCTTTAAATGCATCTACGTATGCTTGTGTATTTCTTTTATCATCATCAAAACTATAATCTCCTGTCACTTTACTTCTATAGAATGCGGTTCCTGAAGTAGGAGGAGCGTCAGGTGTTAAATATACCATTGCTGCGTATGTTTGATTATCTACATGATATACTATAGGTTGATCTGCTGTGCAAAACTGGAATATTCCATTTGCATAAGAAGGATGATTCCAATTATATATAGGTTTTCCTATAATTTCTTCTAACTTTTCTTTAGTACCTTCTAGTATAAACCTTTCTTTAGCTCTTTCACCTTTATGATAGTTAGAAGGTGAAAATTCTAAATTATTCATTGCCCATTCTCTTACTAAATCAGGGTCTTTATAGAATCCATCAACTGCTATTATATCTTTATCAGTTCTATTAAATTTAGAATAGTATACTATCCATTTATCTATTGGTCCAATTGGACATGGGCCAATGCTAGTATCTGCTACTATGGTTTTAGATCTATCTTCAATAGGAATTTCAAGGGTAAATTCCATATTCTTATTTGTTAATGAATAATCGTATGCATCTAACACGTCTGTTCTAGTTCCTTTAAAAGAAACTTCTAAATTCTTTTTTGAATTAGCAATTGAAAACCCTATAACTTCTCCGCCCATTAATCCGATCCATCCTTTAAGGCTATATGTCTTTTCTCCCTTGTTTACTTCTTCTATATAAAATTTTAAAGACTTTGTAAACGTTTCATGATTAATTGTATATTCCATTCTTTTATTACTCTATAATATTAGTTATACTTACTTAATTGAAAATGTTTCTTAGTGTAATAAGATAATAAGTTATTACAATCTATATATCACATAAAAAAAGGGTCCTCTTTCGAGGACCCTTTCTAAAATTATCTTGATGATTTAAATTAAGACTCTAAAGTTTTAATTCTTGCTTCAAGTTCTCTAATAGCTTCGATTAAAAGACCGACCATTTTTTCATAGTCAACAGTTTTGTAAACTGTTCCGTCTTCTGCACCATCCATTAGTGGCATTTCATGTTCTCTTACTAACATTGGTAATACCTCTTCTACTTCTTGGGCGATAAGACCTAGATCATGAAGACCTTTTCTGCTACCGCTATTCCAATCATATTCAACACCTCTTAATTGTAAGACTTTAGACAATGCATCTTCGATAGTCGATACGTTATCTTTAAGTCTCGCATCCGAGATAGAAGTTGAGTATGCAACAACATCACCATCAACGTGAAGGTTACCGTTACTGTATAATCTCATTTCTTCTGAGCTGTTTACGTAGAATTGTTGTAATGCACTGGAGTTATTGTAATATACAAATTCTCCACCAGTGTTACCAACATACTGATTAGAATATAATCTGTAGTTAGACGTGTTAGGACCTACGGCACCTTGGCTACCCGTGTTACCTTTAGGACCAGTTGAACCAGTAGAACCTTGAGCACCACTTGAACCATTAGATCCATTAGCACCAGTTAAACCTCTAGCACCTTGGGCACCAGTATCACCTTTAGCACCTTTAGCACCTTGTGGACCTGTAGAACCTACAGTACCAGTTGTACCTTTTGCACCTTGGAAACCTTGATTACCTTTAGCTCCACCGCCACCAGTTGCACCTCTAGCACCTTGGGCACCAGTAGAACCTTGAGAACCAGTATCACCTTTAGTACCTTTAGCACCTTGTGGACCCGTAGAACCACCGCCACCAGTTGGACCAGTAAATCCTTGATAACCTCTAGGACCTTGGCCACCAGTTCCACCAGTTGAACCGGTTGCACCTTGATAACCTCTACTTCCATTGGAACCATTGTTACCTTTAAGACCTTGAGGACCTGTTGGACCTGTTGGACCAGTTGAACCTTGAGAACCTGTGTTACCGACGTTACCTTTAGGACCCGTAGGACCATTTGGACCAGTTGAACCTTGAGCACCTGTACTACCTGTGCTACCTTTAGGACCCGTAGGACCCGTGTTACCGACGTTACCTTTAGGACCTAAAACACCTTGGAAACCAATTGGACCAGTTGAACCAGTGTTACCTTTTAAACCAGTATCACCTTTACTACCAACTGAACCTTGTACACCAATATCACCTTTAGTACCTTTGGCACCAATTATACCTTGTATACCGATTGGACCAACGTTACCTTGATTACCTTTAGCACCAGTTCCACCAGTAAGACCTTGGAAACCTTGATAACCTCTAGCACCCGTGCCACCAACTGCACCTTGCGATCCAGTATCACCTTTAGCACCTCTAGCACCAGTATCATCTTTAGCACCTGTAGGACCATCTGGACCTTGCGAACCAGTTGAACCTTTAGTACCAACTGCACCTTGGAAACCAGTGTTACCAACATTACCTTTAGCACCAACTGCACCTTGAGAACCTGTGTTACCAACGTTACCTTTGTCACCTTTGATACCGATTGGACCAATGTCACCTTTGAAACCTTGTATACCGATTGGACCAACGTTACCTTGATTACCTTTAGCACCAGTTCCACCAGTAAGACCTTGGAAACCTTGATCACCTTTAGTACCCTTTTGGCCTAAAGCACCTTGAGCACCAGTAGCACCTTGAGGACCAGTAAAGCCTCTATCTCCTTTTTCACCTTTAGCACCAGTATCTCCTTGGAAACCTTTAGCACCAACTGCACCTTGCGATCCAGTATCACCTTTAGCACCTTTAAGACCTTGATCACCTTTAGTACCGTTAGCACCTGTTATACCTTGGAAACCTTGGAAACCTTGATCACCTTTAGTACCTTTAAGACCTCTGTCTCCATCGTCACCTTTGTCACCTTTAAGACCGATAACACCTTGAATACCTTGATCACCTTTAGTACCTTTAGCACCTGTTACACCTTGGAAACCTTTAGCACCTTGAGAACCAGTAGCACCTTGAGCACCTGTAGCACCTTGGGCACCAGTATCACCTTTAGCACCTTTAGGACCAACTTCACCTTCAGTACCAGTTATACCTTGGAAACCTCTATCTCCATCGTCACCTTTAGTACCTTTAAGACCTCTATCTCCATCGTCACCTTTAGCACCAACTGCACCTTGAGAACCAACTGCACCTTGAGCACCAGTTGCACCTTTAATACCTTGATCACCTTTAGTACCTTTAGCACCTGTTATACCTTGGAAACCTTGATCACCTTTAGTACCCTTAAGACCTATAGGACCTTGTTCACCTTCATCACCTTTAGTACCTTTAAGACCTTGAGCGCCGGTAGAACCTTGAACACCAATATCACCTTTAGTACCTTTTAGACCTTGGAAACCTCTGTCTCCATCGTCACCTTTAGTACCTTTAAGACCTTGGATACCGATGACACCTTGAATACCTTGGTCACCCTTAGCACCTTTATCACCTTTTTCACCTTGTTCTCCAGTATCACCTTGGTCACCTTTAGCACCAGTGTTTCCTTGGAAACCTCTATCTCCATCGTCACCTTTAGTACCTTTAAGACCTATAGGACCTTGAATACCTTGATCACCAGTTACACCTTGTTCACCTTCATCACCTTTAAGACCTTTAAGACCTCTTTCACCTTCATCACCTTTAATACCAGTATCACCTTTAAGACCTTGATAACCAATATCACCTCTATCACCTGTTCTTGCGAACGTTACGATAAGTTCTTCATTCTGTGTAAACACATTCGAAGCAGAAGCATATATTGTATTACCTACTACACTAAAGTATGTATTAACTTCTTGCATTGAAGAAATTGTAAATAATAAATACTGTGAAGGATCTAATTTATTAGAAATTCTAATATGACCTTTAATAGTAGATGTAGAATCGTCAATAGTTCTTAAGAATTGTTGAACGTCATTGTTAGTTGCATTTAAATCATCAATTAATAATTGAGTAGCAGCACCTGCGTCATCAACATTAAGACTTAAATATCCTGCACCTGGGTCACCTGCGGTACTCGCGTTAAATTTATAGTAGAATGTTGCTCCACCAAAATTACCTTCAGGACCTTGGAAACCTTGATCACCAGTGTCACCTTTGGCACCTTTATCTCCTTTAGTACCTTTAAGACCTTGATCACCAGTGTCACCTTTGGCACCTTTATCTCCTTGGAAACCTTTAGCACCGATGTCACCTTTAAGACCTTGTTCACCTTGATCACCTTTAGCTCCAGTGTCTCCTTGATCACCTTTAGCTCCAGTGTTTCCTTGGAAACCTCTATCACCTTTAGTACCTTTTAGACCTTGGTCACCTTGATCACCTTTAGCACCTTGTTCTCCTTGGAAACCTTGTTCACCAGTATCACCTTGATCACCTTTAGTACCTTTATCACCTTTTAGACCTTGATCACCGGTTACACCTTGGAAACCTTTGTCTCCATCGTCACCTTTAAGACCAGTTTCACCTTGTTCACCTTGATCACCTTTATTACCCTTGTCTCCTTTTAGACCTTGGAAACCTATGTCTCCATCGTCACCTTTAAGACCTGTTTCACCAGTGTCACCTTGATCACCTTTTAAACCAGTATCACCTTGATCACCAGCTACACCTTGGAAACCTTGTTCACCTTGTTCACCTTTTAGACCTTGATCACCTTTAAGACCTTCATCACCTTGATCACCTTTAGCACCTTTGTCACCTTGATCACCTTTAGTACCAACTTGACCTTGGAAACCTCTGTCACCATCATCACCTTTGTCACCTTTTAAACCAGTGTCACCTTTTAAACCAGTGTCACCTTTAAGACCCTGATCTCCAGTTTCTCCTTTGATACCTTGTTCACCAGTTTCACCATTGTCTCCTTTAATACCTTGGAAACCGATAACACCTTGCTCACCACGATCACCTTTTAAACCGGTTTCACCTTGTTCGCCTTTGTCACCTTTTAAACCAGTATCACCTTGATCACCAGCTACACCTTGGAAACCTTGTTCACCTTGTTCACCTTGATCACCTTTGATACCTTGTTCACCATTGTCTCCTTTAATACCTTGGAAACCGATAACACCTTGCTCACCACGATCACCTTTTAAACCGGTTTCACCTTGTTCGCCTTTGTCACCTTTATCTCCTTGGAAACCTTGATCACCTTTAATACCCTGAATACCATCGTCACCTTTGTCACCTTTAGTACCAGTTTCACCTTGATCACCTTTTAAACCAGTTTCACCTTGATCACCCTGATCACCTTTTAAACCAGTATCACCTTGATCACCAGCTACACCTTGGAAACCTTGTTCACCTTGTTCACCTTTTAAACCAGTATCTCCTTGATCACCTTTGATACCTTGAATACCATCGTCACCTTTGGCTCCAGTATCTCCTTTTTCTCCTTGTTCACCTTGGAAACCTTGAAGACCTTGAAGACCTTGATCACCTTTAAGACCTGTTTCACCAGTGTCACCTTGATCACCCTTGATACCTTGTTTACCTTCAGCACCAGTATCTCCTTGATCACCTTTGATACCTTGAATACCCTGTTCGCCTTGCTCACCTTGTTCGCCCTGCTCACCTTGAATACCTTGAATACCTCGTTCACCTTGAATACCTGTATCGCCTTGATCACCTTTAGTACCTTTGTCACCTTTTAAACCAATGTCACCTTGGAAACCTTTATCTCCTTGATCACCTGTTAAACCAGTTTCACCTCTGTCTCCTTTGGCTCCTTGTAAACCGTCTTTACCTTGAATACCAGTGTCACCTTGATCACCTTTTTCACCTTGAATACCTTGTTCACCGGTATCACCTTTGTCTCCTTTAAGACCTGTTTCACCTTGAATACCTGTTTCACCTTGAATACCTGTATCACCTTGATCACCTTTGATACCTTGAATACCTTGAATACCCTGCTCGCCAGTGTCACCTTTGTCTCCTTTAAGACCTGTTTCACCTTGAATACCTTGTTCACCTTGAATACCTTGTTCACCTGTTTCACCTATGTCTCCTTTAAGACCAGTGTCACCTGTTTCACCTTGGAAGCCTTGTAAACCTCGATCGCCTTGTTCACCTTGAATACCTTTATCACCTTTGTCGCCTTTTGCTCCAGTGTCACCTATGTCTCCTTTAAGACCGATAGCACCTTCAACACCTTGCGCACCAGATAAACCGATATCACCTTGTAAACCTTGATCACCTGTTACACCTCTTTCGCCAGAATCACCCTTGTCTCCTTTAAAACCTTGAACTCCAGTTGCACCTTGTGCACCTTCATTGCCAGCTCCTTGAGGACCTTGATAACCTTGACTACCGGAAGTACTAATAAATGGATTTGCCATGTTTTTAATAATTTATTTTTTTAGTCGTCTAGATTACTTTTGTCGTATACTATTTCAAACTGATCGGTACCTGCAAGTTCATAACCTGCTAAAGTTCCGTTCCAGTATAGAGTATCTCCTGCATCTAAATCAGATGCTGGAACAGCAGTTGTACCACCGTCTCTAGAGAAATATACGTCTCCGTTTCTATCATTATAAGATTCGTCAAGTGCTATACCGTTTAAGAATACTTGAACTGTTGAATCTTGGAAAGGAGTATACGTTAGTGTAAGTCCTGTTGATGAGTAATTTCCTGAAGTCACAGCTGAAAAAGAAGTCTGTGTAAATTCTTCTGGTTGAATTAGGTCTGTTGGTGACTTTGATGGTCTCCATGGAAGAACATGACCCGATGTTTCTGTTAATGCCTGTAAAACTGGATTGCTATATGCAAAACCAGGATCACCGGTATTAACGTAATCTTCTAGTGTACCGTTACCTGAGTTATCTACTACGTAGAATTCTCCTGGAACTAGTGCATCTAATTTAGGCCATTGCGAAACATTTATTGTTCCAACTTGTACGGCGATAAAATTATCTGCATCTACAATAGATTCGATGATTAATCTTCCCAGCTTATTAGCAGTACTTGAATCAGCTAACACCCACCTAGAACCTACGTACGCTATGCATAGGCCAGCAGTAAACCCATGGTCTTCCTGTGTGTATGCCGATTTTAGCGAACCTGATTCAATGCTAGTGTTAATAAGATCAAGAGCAGCCTGTAAGCCGTCAATTTGCTTGATTTTAATTAATGACATGAATAGTTACATTTTTTTTAATTTATTTAATATGTGGAATAATTCCACTCAATCTTATATATTATAAATTGATGGGATAAAGGTCCCAGAATCTATAGTATAAGATATTATTTTACGTATTAATAATCCCACTTATCTGTGAAGTGACATCGTACGTATGTTGGTCGGTTCATTACTGCTCCGCCTTTATGATTTTCTCTGAATCTTGCATTGAAATCTGAATCTTCACTTACGTTACCCCAAGTATCTCTCCATAAAACAGATGCAGATGGTTTATGCATAAACAACCAAGGACTCATTACTACTAAACCTTCCTTTATTCTTGTTATGTTCCACTTTCCTTCAACATCTGGAAGTTCTTCACCATATTCTGTAGAATCTTCAAATGTTTTATCGTCTTTAAATTTCATTACTTCGTTATCGTACCAAGATCTGTTAATCCACCAATTAGCGTCAGGGTTTTTATTAAACTCTATCATTAGGTGTAGTGTATGTTCTTCTAATAACATATCGTCTGAATCCATATATGTAATTAAATTTCCAGTTGCGGCTCCTACTCCTACTCTACGAGGAAAACCTCTATAATATTTGTTGCCTTCTTCGTTTTGCATATATGTACTCATTTCTTTTGAGTTTCTAGAAACGTATATTAATCTTATACTATCTTCAGTTTGAAAATGAGCATCATATAGTGACTTTGTTTCCATACAATTGTCTGCTACTATTATTAATTCACAGTTTTTATATAATTGATTTTGAAAACTCTGGACTGCTCTTAAAAATTTAAAATGTGAATCTTTCCTAGATCCTGGATAATTACCAAGATATGATTGCATGATAATACTAATCTTTGGCTTTGCAGCCGCTTCAATTACTTCTTTTAATTCCATTATTTATTATGTTTATTTATATAGGTTTGTTGACCAGTCATATTCGTTTGATAGAGCATGTTTTCCTGGTTCAAAAATATTCTCTATTAGTTTTTTATATGTATCTACGATGTTAGGATTTGTTGTAAGATACCTTGAAAGAACCTTCGTGCTTTTTGCTGTATATTCCTTTTCTATCTCGTCATGGTGATTTAATACATGCTCTAACATCTTTGCAGCTGACACTGTGTCGAATCCTTTATAATAATATCCTGCGTCTTTAATCATCGTTGCGTTATGAACTAAAGGATATCCAAAATAAAGAGCGTCTAAATATGCATAGTTTAAAGGATTATCCCATTGATGTGAAAGAACTATATCCGTTTTCTCAGAAAGAAAATTAGTTACTGGGTACCTTGAGCACATTTTTAATTTACCGGAATGAGTTACATCTAAGTGTTTAATGGAACTAATAAAGTATTTACTAGATAATAATCTTTTACCACTTCCTACCCAAAATTCATTGAACGCCTTTTTACCTTTTTTTCTGTATAGTTCTTCTACCATCATTATAAGGGGCATACAATACTTAACTACATTCATATTAGGTTCCATTGAAGATAGGTTCATATCTTCTGCATTCTTGCCTCCTTTATAGAATGCGTCTTTCATACCATTTCTGGTATTTTTAGAATTTTCTTCTTTTATAAACTTAGGACTCCATACAAATGGAACCACTTTAACCTTGTCAGCAGAAAGCCTTCCCATTGTTTGATAGTATGATCTATTTTGATATTCCTGTTGTGGGATAAACCATGCTTCATCGTGGCCATGCGTCCAATTACTTACAGATTCTTTAGAATCAAATAAGACTCTTTCCATATCTATAATATAATTATTACCGCAAAAGTATTTAATAATCTTAATTTTAGGATTCTTTTTTCTAACGGCGACTGTTTGCTCTGTACTAAATGAAGTTCCTAGAAGTATTAATAAATCCGTTGAATTTACCTTATCTGCATATTTATAAATAGGATATTTAGAAGTGTCCCAATCTACCTTTGACAGATCTTTAACTTTATTACTAGTGTCTAATGCATATACAGTATGATCTCCTATTTCAGAAAGAGTTTCAATTAAATTTAATACATTTAATTTGATTCCATTTATCCAAAGAGATTCATTATCCTGTTGTAATCCTAGTGTAATTCCAATGTTCATGTTAAACCGATATTTTGTTTTACTATATATTTTAAATAAAAAAGGCTCCTCTTACGAGGAGCCTTTAATCAATTAAGCATTAAGCTAATAATTTAAACCTTGGTTTAGATTATAGTTTTATACCCATAACTTGAACTTTGTCCTTAGCATCAACGTCATAAGCTAATAAGCCTGTGAAATCGATATCAGTACCAGCTCTACATGTGAAATCAACGAATACACCGTTTACATAAACAGTTAAATCATCATTAGTTCCGAATGCAACAGGCTGAGGTAAAGTAAATAAGTTAGTTGCAGAAAATACTGCAGTTTGTCTTAGGTACGTACCACCTTCTTCAACAGCTACTTCTAATGAATCGATAGATGCGTTTATAACATTTACCTCTCCGTTAGTTGTTGCTATCTCAGCAGCTAATTCAGCAGATAAAGCAGATTCAACAGAACCAGCTCTTGTGATTTCAGCAGCTAAGTCACCTTCAACACCTAATACTCTAGTGTCGATTGAAGTGATGTCACCAGCTAATTCACCGTCAACAACCTCTAAAGAATTAACTGAAGCAGTTAATAATAAGTTGTCAGCGTCGTTAGCGTCGATCTGTGCTTTTAACTTAGCGTCTTCACCAGCTCTATCTTCTTTTTCTTGCTCGATAGCAATCGCTAGATTGTTATCAACAGCTTCTAAAGAATCGATAGATCTGTCTTGTGCGATTTGCTCAGCGTTAGTTGAAGCGATTTCAGCAGCTAAAGCAACTTCTAAAGAATCAACAGATGCGTCAGTTCTTACTACGAATGCAGCAAAAGCATCATCATTTTCAGTATCAACAGAGTTGATTAAAGAAACGATTTCAGCGAATGAATCTTTGTCAGCAGTTGAAGCTTCTAAGATTGCATCGATTCTACCCTTTTCTGTAGCGATGTCAGATGCTAATTCACCATCAACAACCTCTAAAGAGTTTACAGATAATGTTAAGTTAGCGTTGTCTAAATCGTTAGCGTCGATTCTAGAACCTAATGCTAAATCAGCAGCAGCTCTTAATCTTGCTTCCTCTTCGATAGAAGATGATAAACCAGCGTCAGCAGCTTCTAAAGAATTGATAGATGCGTCTTGAACAGCTTGCTCAGCAGCAGTTTCAGCGATCTCAGCAGCTAATGCTTCTGATATCTTACCTTCCATTGCAGTTGCTCTGTCGATTTCAGCTTGTAAGTCACCTTCAACACCAGATACTCTAGTGTCTAATGAAGTAACATCACCAGCAAAACCATTGTCAACAGCTTCTAAAGAATCGATAGATGCGTTAACATTGATAAAATCAGCGTTAGTTGCAGCGATCTCTGCGTTTAAAGCAGCTTCAATAGCATTTTCTCTACCAGTTGCTCTTTCGATTTCAGAAGCTAAGTCACCTTCAACACCTAATACTCTAGTGTCTAATGAAGTGATGTCACCTTCTAAACCAAGAATGTCAGAGTCATTGCTTGTGATTTGTCTCTGAAGATCAGCATCAACTAATTCTAATGAATCGATTGACTTATCTGTTCTTAGTACGAATGAAGCGAATGCATTGTCATTTTCAGTATCAACTGCGTTGATTAAAGAAACGATTTCAGCGAATGAATCTTTGTCTGCTTCTGCAGAATCTAAGATTGCATCTACTCTTTCTTTTTCTGTTACGATCTCAGCCGATAAAGCAGTATCAACAGCTTCTAAAGAAGATACTTCACCTGCGATGAAAGTCTCTAAAGAGTTTACTGATGCGTCTACTGTATCAAATCCTTGTTTGATGTCCCATACGTTTGCAATTTTTACATTGTCAGACGATACAACATTTGCCCATGTGATTGAACTTAGAAAGTCAGAAATTTGTTTTGAACGAATTTGTGCCATATTATTTATATAATTATTTTTTGCACACCCTACATTATTGTAGGATTGAATTATATATTAATACGTTTATTCATGGGGGGTAAAAAAGTATATAATATCTTAATAAAATTAACTTTTTTTTACGTATTTACGTATTTACGTTTTTCTTATAATACTAAGATATTATATTATTATGCGTATGATTCATAGAATAAAGATATTCTATCTTCTTCCGAAAGATCGTAGCCGGCAACTACTGCATTAAATATAAGTTCGTCGCCTACGCGGATATCTTGGAATGTTCTAGCAGTAGTTCCTCCATCTGCTGAAAAGTAACCATCTAGGTTTTTAGTTCCATCTCCTAATGAAATAGAAATACCGTTAATTTCGACATCAATATATTGTCCATCATCTGGGGTAACAGATAATATAATACCTGTTCTTGATACATTACCAGAAGTCTTGTTAGGAGTTAATTCTTTGTCTAATGTAGTGCTAGCTTTTTTAGCTAAATCAGATGCGGAAAGTGCAGATCCATATACGTCTAATTTAAATGAAACTTCATCTCCTACGAGCCAATTATTTTTATAAACACCGGGTCCTTCCGTAGACGTTTCATGAACTAGCATTAACTTAACTGCATCATCTAAGTCGTCAACACAATTACCAGATCCACAATTTACCCTATACCAGTCTACGACATTAAATATAGAATACTGTGCAGTGTCATCTCTGTTAATTAAGGTAATAGTACCTTCAATTCCATCTTTATCAATTCTATTAATTAAAAAGTTTTCTAAAACACTTACTCTAATTCCATCATAGTCGCTATTCATAAATGTCATTTCAGATACTTCTCCCGGTGTTCCGGAGTTTAAAGATAAGTTTCCTTGTCCGATGGGAACAGATCCGTCAATGTGCTGTATTTTATAATATGGATCCATTGAAGCAGAAACTCCAATTCCAGTAGATGACCTAGTCGATTTATATTGACTAGCGTCATGTCTATTCTCATTAAATAATATCGATCCTATTTCTAAATTAGGTAAAGAATATATTTTAGTAGGGTTTATGTTTTCGTTAACAACTACAATGTTTACAAATAATTTTCCAGCTGGTAAATTAAGAGTTTGTAATCTAGCAAGCTCAAACTGAAATACAGCCTGTGTGTTTGGATCTCCATTGAGTAAAGATAATTCTCCTGAAACGCCATACACCCTTGGCATAGCATACTGTGCTATTAAGTTAAAAGATTCATCCAATAAGTTCATAGTGAAACTCGTGTATAGTGCAGGGTTTAAATTTCCATCTAATCTGTCTCTATATAATTTTATTGTATATACCTGAGAATCACCTTGAATAACATCTATTGTATTATCAATGTAACCTATAATATCTTCTTGCGTAACGTGTGCCATACTGAGCTATTTGTTTTTTATATATATCTTCTTTAATTTGTTCTCAAATGGTTATACAGTTTAAACTTTAATACTGGTAAAACCCTTTCATCCATGTCAAATTCTGAATTGACACTACATCTGAAAAATCTATAATCTGAACTTTCCTGTTCTACCTTTGTTATGAAAAGAGATATTGCTCTTAAATCATATATTGATTCTCCTTCAAATTTTAAATTTAGATCTTTCCAATTTTCAGTTAAAAGAGACGGAACTTTAAATGAATAAACTTTCATTATATCGTCTTGAGATTTAATAAGGGCATATCCTAGTTTTTTAGTTCTTTTTATATTTGGTATTTCTGTAACATTAATTGATCTTTCCACCAGTCTAAATACCACTCTTACATTTTTATGTATTTCTTCTAAAACATCAATTGCTTTGTCACATAATTTATACATGTCTTCGATACTCTTGTCTCCTTCTGGATATTCATATTCCAATGACATCGTATCCAGATTAATTCCCTTAAGTACCCTAAGATTAACGTCTATTTCTTCCTTTCTATGTTTAATTTTGTACATTTCAAGTAGATGATCTTCTACTTCGTCAAGAATAGATATTAGCCCTCCGTCTTTAAGATTCTTATTAAATAAGTTCTTAGCTGCTAAAAGTTTATAGAATTTTAGTTCAAAATCATGTGGCTCTATAGTTAGCCAATTGGGATCTAATACATTCATGGAATATTTATCTAATATTCCAGGTGCGTTCCTTTATTTTTTAGAAGATGTCTTCTTTTTAGAAACTTTTTTAGCTGTATTTTTATCAGTGGGTGGAATAGTTAATCCCCATTGTAGTATAAACCACTGTGCTTCCTTTTCGGCCATATCATGAGATAGACCTAGTTTACTAGATACAGTTTCTGTTATATGCTTTATAAATTTCTGCTCTTTCTCTTGAGTAGTTTTATATTCCATATACCATTGTGGATTGTCCTTAACATCATCATAGGTTACCCCGTGATCTTTTAATTGATGATTGATTAGCTCAATAAATAATTCTCTTTCAATGTCTCTGTTTCTCATAATGATAGTATTGTAATTAGTGCATCCATATCCTGTAACCTAATCCATTCGTCATAGGTTAAAGAGATCATGGTGAAGTCTTTTGCCGGTGTATTTAAAAATTCAAACTCTTTCGTCGTTTCTGAAAAAGGATCACTTAATATCTTATTAAGAGAGTCTAAATCTTGCGTTTTTACGTAAATATGAATTTTCATATAATTTATATATTAAGATTTCCCGATGATTTCGTCAATAATACCATAAGCTTTAGCTTCTTTTGCATTTAACCAAAAGTCTCTAGTCGCATCTTTCATTACTTCGTCAGCTGGCTTTCCACAATATTCTCCTAAAAGATTAAATAATTCTTTATTTACTTTTTGCCATTCTTTCCAATCTATTTCAGCATCTTGAATATTACCATTAAATCCACCGGAAGATTGGTGTAACATTGTAGTAGAATGTCTAAGTGAAGATCTTTTTCCCTTAGTCCCTGCTCCTAATAAAACAGAACCCATTGATGCCGCCATTCCGGTATTTACCGTTTTAATATCTGACTTAATGTAATCCATAACATCAACCATTGAAAGTCCACTTTTAACACTTCCGCCTGGAGAATCAATATGCATTGTAATATCTGTTCCTCCAACTGAGTCTAAAAACATCAGCTGTGCTTGAACAATCGTAGACATATTATCATTAACAGGTCCTGCAACCCATAATAATCTATCCATCATTAATCTAGAAAAGATATCCATCTGAGTAGCTCTTAACTCTCTTTCTTCTAAGATATATGGAGTTAACGAGTTTTCAATCTGCTTTTCATAGTAATTTAATTTAGATGATGAAACATTATGATCACTCATCGCATACTTTTCAAATTCTTTTCCGTAATTCATATAATTCTTTGTGTGTATTATTTTAATATTATATTAAGTTATCCTTAAATGTTTCAACATAAGAATAAGTATTATCAGATTCGGTATCATCTCCTTGTGTTATTAGATTATGATTAGTCATATACACTTGCATGTTTTTGAATTGATAATTAATCCATACGTCAACTGGGCCGACAATAGGCAAACCTTCTAATAATTTCTTAGCTCCTTCGTATGTTAATACGTAACCAGATAACCACCATACTCCATTATATAACCGTGATAGATTTTGGGAATGAGGATCCCATGTAAATCCAAATTGATTTGGCAAACTAGAAAGATACAATAAATCCCAATCATTAGGAAGTTCTTTTTCAAATATGCTTTCTATTTTATCTTGAAATTTATGACAAAATTCAAAGTCATCTTCCATTATGAGGGTGACTGGTGTTTTATTCTCTACAATTTCTTTCCAAATTCTATAGTGTGAAAATGCGATTCCAGTTTCAGCAGAAGAACATAATATCTTATTATTTCTTTTTAATTTATTTTTCATTCCGGGAGAAGGATCTATTTCCCAGTGAAATGAAAATGGATATTTGTTAATGTGTATTTTTTTAGAAAACCACTTTATTCTTTTTCCTTCTATTGCGTCAAAGAATCTTAAATGATCTAGTAATGTTTTACGTCCCTTTAGTTTTTGGGAAGATGCTCTCTTCTCTGCTATTTTTAATCTATCTTTCCTGTATGCTAGATGAATAACTACGGTGTCGTCAATATACTTAGTCCAGTCAATTCTTTTCTGTCTCTCGAATACTCGTAAGAGTCGAGAGAACCACTTTGCTGTGGTTCTAGCGACTCTATTAAATCCTTCAAGCCCGTACTTCATTATTGAATTTATATTCTATTTAGCAAGTCTGTAATGTGTTTACATTTTTCATAGTTTTCTCTTTCTTTAAAGAATTCTAAAGATTTTTGCAAAGACTTAATATATCTATCTTCATCCAAAAAGGATTCGTACTCAGTACCGTGCTCATCTACCATTAAACATAATATATTACCGTTCATTGAGATGCCGTCTAGCGTATCTTCTATATGTTTTATAATGTTTAAATGAAAGCCAACGATGTCATCGATTCCATCTTCTAGGGAACCTATTTCCATTGTCTTTGTATTAATCCTGAATCTCGGGTATTCCATCTTCACCTATGAGTTCTTCTTCGTTAACAATTCCTATATATGTTTCAAGTATTTCTTTAAATTCTAGCTGAGTTGGCTTTTCACCTTCGATTACTTCATTTACCTTTTCTATAAAAGATAATCCATGATCTGTTAATAGCATTTTACCAGCTTCAATATTAAAGAATGGTTCTTCAATAATCATTGCGTATTGTTCATTCTTTTCTGAATTTTCTTTAGATATTTCTTCTGCTAATTCAAAGTGTCTTTCGTAAAAGTGAGAATTGTCTGCACAGTGATAGTATATTCCTAATTCTAATTCAGGATAAGCGTCTTTTAACCATAAATGTACGTGCTGGTGTACGAATGCGAAAAAGGGTGCATCAAAAGTAAGACCATAGAATATATCATTAGATCTCATCTGTACTTTCATGTGAAGACGATTGTTTCTAATAAAGAAATTTAAATACATTGTACATACAAAATCTTTGTTACCTTCAAACTGAAATTTAGGTTGATTAAGAAATGCTATTGCTTGTCTAGAGTTTTGATCTGCTTTTAATGAATCTACAACCCATTCTAATTGTTCATTAAATAATAGTGAACCATAGTTTGAGTTGATTTCATTTGTATTAGGATTAGTTAATGTAGACCAGAATCCTGAAAATTGACCTATGTAATCTACGTCATTATCTTTTCGTAAATACCATGCTAATTCACCTGCAAAATATTTCCAATTAAATTTTCTGCTTTCAAAATTTGCAATAGGAAGATATGAATCTATCCCTAGTGTTGTTAAGGGAAGTTCTTTGACTTTCATATCTCTAGGTTGTGATTCGCTACCTATTTCGTCTATGTTTTTTAATATTTCTTGAAATTGACTTGAAAAATTCATTTAATAAGTTATTAGTTTATTATTATACTATTTTTTAATAGAAAGTTTATCTTCTTTCTTAATATGTGTTATCGTGTAAACCTCGTCTCCTTTAACTATTTCTCCTTTAATGATTGCATCCGCTAAAAGATCTTCGATATAAGTCTGAACTGCTCTTTTTAAAGGCCTTGCTCCATAGTCAGGATCATATCCTTTATCTGCTAAAAATTCTTTAGCTTGCTTAGTAACTTTGATATTGTATTTTTGGTCGAACATTCTGATTACTAGATGTTTAACTTCAATATCAACTATTTGAAGAATATCTTCATGTTTTAACTGATCAAATAATACTACATCATCTAATCTATTTAAGAATTCAGGTGCAAACTTGTTTTTAAGTTCTTTTGCGATGATAGCTTCAGTATGCGCTTTTCTTCCAGCAATTGAAGATTTCTTAGTTTCAAATCCAATACCTGTTCCAAACTCACTTACTTTTTTAGCACCGACATTAGATGTCATAATGATAATTGTATTTGTAAAGTCTACGGTTCTTCCCAATGAATCTGTTAATCTTCCTTCATCTAATACTTGTAATAGCGTATTGAATACATCTGGGTGTGCTTTTTCAATTTCATCGAAAAGTACAACTGAATAAGGTCTTCTCCTAACTTGTTCTGTTAACTGTCCACCATCTTCATGACCAACATATCCAGGAGGAGAACCAATTAATCTAGATACTGCGAACTTTTCCATATATTCACTCATATCAATTCTAATTAAATGATCTTCTGATCCAAAATAATAATTAGTAATTGCCTTTACAGTTTCTGTTTTACCAACTCCAGTTGGTCCTAAGAACATAAAAGAGCCGATTGGTTTTTTAGAAGATGATACACCAGTCCTTGATCTTTTAATTACCTTAGAGAGTGCGTCTACTGCTTGATCTTGTCCAATAATCATTTTTTTAAGTTCTTCTTCCATAGCCATGATTATCTTACTCTCATCTCCTGTCATTCTAGTTACAGGAATTCCAGTTGCAGTAGAAATAGTTTCCGCAATGTCTTCTGACGTTACTTTCTTCTTTTTATCTCTTAGTGATTTTTCCCATGAAGCTATTTTTGTTTCTATTAATTTCCTAGATTGAATCTCTTTATCTCTAAAGTGAGCTGCTTTTTCATAATCCTGTTCTTCGACAGCTTTTAATTTGTCTAAAGAAATAGCTTCAACTTCTGTCTCTGCTCGTTTAATATGTACAGGAACTTTGATTTCACTTAAATGTACCTTAGCTCCTGCCTCATCCATTAAATCAATAGCTTTATCAGGAAGTTCTCTGCTTGTAATATATCTTGTAGAAAGAGAAACACAAGCTTCTAATGCCTCATCAGTATATTCAACTGCATGATAGTCTTCATAGTTTCCTTTAATTCTCTGTAAGATTTCTATTGTGTCTTTCTCACTAGGTGGATCTATAAATACCTCCTGGAACCTTCTGGTTAGTGCTCCATCATCTTCGATATTTTCTCTATATTCATCTAAAGTAGTTGCACCAATACATTGTACTTGTCCTCTTGCTAGTGCAGGTTTTAATATATTTGAAGCGTCTAAAGATCCGCTAACACCACCTGCTCCAACAATTGTATGTAATTCATCGATAAAAACAATGATGTCTTTGTTATTCTTTAATTCCTCAACGATAAGTTTCATTCTTTCTTCAAACTCACCTCTATATTTTGTACCTGCTACGATATTAGAAATATTGATAGAAACTATTCTTTTCTTTAAAAGAGTTCTTGCTACTTTTTTATCTACGATTCTTTGTGCAATCGCCTCTACTAACGCAGTCTTACCTACACCAGGATCTCCTAAAATAATAGGATTATTCTTCTTTCTTCTCGATAGGATTTGGCAAATTCTATACACTTCTTTTTCCCTTCCGATAATAGGATCTAGATTTCCTTTTGCAGCTTCAGCTGTTAGGTCTTCTCCATACTCATCAACGTAAGGTGTTTTTCTTTTACCGCCTTTTCCTGGATTTTCAAATTGTTCTGCCATTGTAGAATTTAATTGTTATACTTATTTTACTCCGTTTTTAGGAATTGTTTATTTTGACAGATTATCTGCGGCTGCTATTGCAGGTAAGATATCTGGCTTTATTCTTACTTTAATTCCAAGAGACTTAACGTAACCTATCGCAGCGTTAACTACTTTATTAGAAGCGTGTTGTTCTTGGTGGTTGAGGTCTAAATCAATTGTATGTATATTTATCCCATTATCCCGAAGATATTGTGTAACTTCGACAGATCTTTCAACTTCTCCCCATAACTTTCTCCACATATCTCGAATAGGTTCTACCTTTTCCTTCTTATAAAGAACATGGCATCCAGTATTTCCAACATGAATTACAACAGTGCTTACGTATGTAGTAAACTCACCCTTGACATGTGAATCACATCCTACATAAATTCGAATTGAATTATTGGAATTTCTTTTTATGTATTGTTT